AAATAGTAGATAAAAGCGACCTAAAGATCAACAAAATAATATCTGCATACAGATCACCAAAATACAACAGAGCGGTCAGGGGTAATAGAAGCTCTTATCACATGCAAAATAATGCAGTAGACGTAAATTTCAGTAATGTTTCTCCTTGGAAAGCCTCAAAAATAATGAAAGAATATAGAACCAGAGGAGAGTTTAAAGGGGGTGTAGGAACTTACAGATCATTCATCCATGTTGATACAAGGGGTGAGAATGCTAGTTGGTGATTTTACGGCAGCAAAGCCTCTAAAGCTACGACTCTAGCTTGCAAGGCTTCTAAAGCTTCGGTAACATTTAAACCTGAAACAGTAGAATCATTCCTTACATCTGTAGATGGTTGTTTGGGGTAAGAGGCTAAAACCTGCAAAGCTCCATTATTTTGTTGGCTTTTTAAGCATATAGCTATTGGTTGGGAGTAACCACTTGTAGGCTCAACTCCTGTAAGCTGCCCAAGACCATCAACATAGAGTACCTCTCCTTCGTTGAAATCCTGCGTGTCTGCATGATCTAAAACACCAGCTGTAATTATATTACCAAAAGATCCTTGAGATATATCATCTTCAGCCAAACCTATCGTAACATCTGTTAGTTGGTTAGACAAGCTAACATTAACAGCATTTTGCCCTACGTTGAAACTGTCATATTTAACTGGCTGACCCTTAAGTAAGTTTTCGTCTGCTTTTATTCTGAAATGTAACTGGTCGGCATGTATTACATTACTTTCATCTGTTAGTATTTTATTCGTGAACGAAATAGGACCATCAGCAAGGTCAGTAACATCACTCATCAAATGAGTGTGTATGGCTGGGGCAAAGTCACCAGAAACATTTATAGCATCTAAAGCTATTTGAGTAGCGGTGCTTATTGGTTTGTTGAGATCAGAAGTATTGTTGACGTTTTCAAGACCAGCAACATCAGCTTGAGTTAAAAGAACATCTCCAACCCTGCCAGCTACAGAGGTAACAGCACTTGCAGCAACTTTATTACTAACCTTTACGGTTCTAATTGGGCTGTTTAAATTGGTTATTGTTACTGTGATTGGTTCAGCCATTAGTCTGTTATATGTCTGCTTGTTTTAAGATACATGGTTTCAGTATAATAAACTGCGCCACTAGGCTCTGTGAACTTAATATCGTATTGTAAGCTATAATCAGCTGGCAATACTAATGTTTCGGCTGGCGTAGCAGAAATACCTACAATACCACTAGAAAAAGAACCACTCTCAACAGTAAAAGACAAAAGTCCACTAGTACCTGGAGACTCCTTTAAATCGCTGCTAACGGACCAACCACTTAAGTTTACAGCTACAGCAGACTCATCTAAACAAGTAACGACTTGTTCAAATGTAGACCCTCTTTTTATTTCTGTCGTAGTTTTTTCTAAATCACAAGACATCTTATATCTTAATACACAAACCTGATTAAATTTTGCATAATTATATCATTTACAGGTCATTAATCCAATCAAAGCTTTGCTTAATCTGATCTGAGAACTCTCTACCCAAAACATCGTGCCAATCTGGCTTCAATGGCTTAACAACATTGCGGATCTTGTGCTCACCATAAGGCCAACCAAGCTCATGCTCATCTGTATACTGTTCTACATTGAGCGGATTTACCTCAAATCTATCCATCTCTAAGTAGTCCCAGATTGCATTCATTGCTTCAACTGGGTTTGCTGTTAGGTCTTCTGCGTGAACAAAGTGTAGTTTGTCTTTATGGCGTTTAACTGCATCATGCAACCTTTCGACCGCAATGCCAAGAGGAGGAGTTTGTAGCCATCCCTGTGATCTCTTTTCAATGGTTGTCCAGTTCTGAGGATTCTGTTTTTCAATACCAACAAATCTTGATGGATGCTTGATCCTCATCTTCTCAAAGCTAGATAGAATACCTCGCACATCTCTTACTGGCACTAATACTTTAGCATATGGGAATACTTGAAACAGTTGATCCAAATGACCAATCCAACTTCTGCACTTATCTACAACAACTGGTCTATCAGTGTCGTCATCAAATGCGCTTTTAATACCACCTCTAAGGAAATTGTGGTATTGTCTTTCACCATCTAGTGGGTTTTTAAATGTTTTAAATTCCTCTGTTTCAAAGAAGTCTCTAGCAATGTAACCAATCTCATGAATGCCAGATGTGGCGGTGGCATGGACCTCAGGGTTTTGGGCTAGCAAGTTTTGTAGAAGAGTAGAGCAAGCTCTAGGAAGACCAGATGTGAAGTGAACTGTTTTCATATACTAGTATTATATATACTAATTATGAAAAGTCAATAAAAATTATGGTATGTTAGGGTAGTTTGTCCAAGTCTGTACTGTGGCTGTTGTATTTTGCGCCGTCTTCCAAGCAGCATCATACCCTGTTGCATTGGGGCCTGTGTATATATTAACAAGTGCGGTTGTGCCATCTAAGCTGTTCGTTCCAACCCATGATGATGCTGGTATGTTGATATATAGAGTGGTAAAGCCAGAGCAAGCGCGAAAAGCTGTTGTTCCAATATGATTAACACTATCTGGGATAACTAAGTCACCAGTAAAGCTGGAACAATCACGAAATGCATTAAAATCTATCTTCGTAACACTATTTGGAATAGTTAAAGTGCCACTTAAGCCAGAGCATCCCATAAACGCCTGAATTTCAATAGTAGTAATACTATTTGGAATAGTTAATGTGCCAGTGAAACCGCAATTACGAAAAGCACTACTCCCAATAGTCGTAACGCTATCTGGGATAACTAATGAACCAGTTAAGCCACTGCAATCTTGAAAAGCACTACCTCCAATACTCGTAACACTATTTCCAATAGTTAATGAACCAGTTAAGCCAGAGCAATTATCAAAAGCAACATTCCCAATACTCGTAACACTATTTCCAATAGTTAATGAGCCAGTTAAGCCAGAGCAATCCTGAAAAGCTCTAATTCCGATAGTTACAACACTATCTGGGATCACTAATGAGCCAGTTAGGCCGCTGTTCTCGAACACCCCTCTAGCAATAGTTGTGAAGTTTGGATTAGTAGGTAACGTTAATGAACCATTAAGGTCATAGCAATCCTGAAAAGCTCCAATTCCGATAGTTGCAACACTATCTGGAATGATTAAATCGCCAGTAAGGCCCGTACAAGCATAAAAAGCATAATCTCCAATAGTCGTAACACTATCTGGAATAACTAGATTATTTGTAAACCCGTAGTTATAACCAAATGAACCCTGCCCAATAGATGTAAGGCTCGTTCCTAGAATTAATGAGCTTGTTTCACCGTAATAGCAATAATCAAAAGCGTAACTGCCAATACTTGTAACACTATTCGGAATGACTAAATCGCCAGTTAAACCGCCGCAATAGTAAAAGGAATAACTACCGATACTTGAGCATGATGTTCCAATCTGTAATTGTTTAATGTCACCTTCCTTTTTCCAATCATCAGGTATATCACCCTGTACTTGATCAATTACACCATTTGTCGCGCCATCCCAAACAATAGTCTGCGTTCCTATATTGCCAACACCTTCTTCTTGTAGGGTTAGTTCAGTTACGCCGTTGGTAGTTAGTCCTTTGTATGTTTTGCTCATTATGGTATGTTAGGGTAGTTTGTCCAAGCGGATACTGTCATGCCGCTACCTCCTTGGAATGTGGCACTGTATTGACCAGTAACATCTGGTCCTTCGTAGATGTTGACAAGTGCTGTTGTTCCGTTTAAAGCATTTGTTCCGACCCATGATGCTGCTGGTGTGTTGGTGTAAAGAGCGGTTAAGCCATTGCAATAATAAAAAGCCTGACTCCCAATGCTTGTAACACCATCTGGAATGACTAATGAACCAGTTAAGCCAGTGCAATAACCAAAAGCATAACTCCCAATACTCGTAACACTATTTCCAATGGTTAGTGAACCAGTTAAGCCAAGCAAAATAGCAAAAGCCTGACTCCCAATACTCGTAACACTATCTGGAATGGTTAACGAACCAGTTAAAGTGTCGCAATTATAAAAAGCATAATTTCCAATACTCGTAACACTATTTCCTATGGTTAATGTGCCATTCATTCCAGTGCAATCACCAAAAGCATAATCTCCAATACTTGTAACACTATCTGGAATAATTAATGAACCAGTTAAGCCAGTGCACCCTCTGAAAGTGTCCGTATTAATAGTTATGAAGTTAGGATTAGTAGGTAGGGTTAATGAACCAGTTAAGCCAGTGCAATATAAAAAAGCACCGCTCCCAATACTTGTAACACTATTTCCAATAGTTAATGAACCAGTGAAGCCCCCGCATCTATAAAAAGCACCGCTCCCAATACTTGTAACACTATTTCCAATAGTTAATGAACCAGACCAAGAATCGCCACCGAAACCCATATAAAAAGCATCATTCCCAATGCTTTCAACACTATCTGGAATGGTTAATGAACCAGTTAAGCCGCTGCAATAACTAAAAGCACTACTCCCAATACTTGTGCAACTTGTGCCAATCTGTAATTGCTTTAGTGTGTTACCAATCAGCTTCCAGCTATCAGGAATATCACCCTGTACTTGATCAATTACACCATTTGTCGCGCCATCCCAAACAATAGTCTGAGTTCCTATATTGCCGCCTTCTTCTTTTAGGGTTAGTTCAGTTACGCCGTTGGTAGTTAGTCCTGCGTATGCTTTGCTCATTATGGTATGTTAGGGTAGTTTGTCCAAGCGGATACTGTCATTCCAGAACCTCCTTGGAATGTGGCACTGTATTGACCAGTGACATCTGGTCCTTCGTATATATTAACAAGTGCGGTTGTGATAATTAAAGCATTTGTTCCAACCCACGATGCTGCTGGTGTGTTGGTGTAAAGAGCGGTTAAGCCAGTGCAACTTCTAAAAGCACCACTCCCAATACTTGTAACACTATCTGGAATGACTAATGAACCAGTTAAGGCAGTGCAATAACCAAAAGCAAAACTCCCAATACTCGTAACACTATCTGGAATGACTAAGTCACCAGTTAAGCTAGGGCAAAGATAAAAAGCATAACTCGAAATACTCGTAACACTATTCCCGATGGTTAATGAACCAGTTAAGCTCATGCAATTAGCAAAAGCATAACTCCCAATACTTGTGCAACTTGTGCCAATTACTAATCCCTTAACATCATACCCTCCATTACTACCATATGCATATGCATTGCTGGATATAGGTCCAACAATCTGCTCAACTACATTTGCGGCAGTATCCTTTGTAACAACAGTAGGAGTGCCAAGATTAGGCAACGTGCCTTCGTTGGCATCAAGCAAATTAAGCTCAACGACATTACCTGTCACATCTCCTTTGTATGTTTTGCTCATATTACCAAGTGATCGCTTGTAGTTCTGCTAGTGTAGTTGCGGCGTCGATTGAGGTGTTTGCAGTCTTTTCTTTTGTAAATACTTCTTTAAGGTGTGCTGTTACAGCATCAGATATACCAATAATGGCTGTAGCATCGATTGTAAGGAATGTACCATCACCAAGTTTCCAATCAGTAGTAAATGCAGCATCTTCTTTAGCCAAGAATCTTGCTTGGTAAATTCTCTCTACTGTAAATCTATCAGTTCTTACTGCTAGGCCATTTACATCAATGCCACCTACTTCAACATCGTATCTCTTACTGGCGAAGTGATCTCTTACGAATGCTTTTGCACCATCAACATCAGCACCAAACTCAGTGAGTTGTGCTTCATATCTTTCTTGTTGTTTAGCTGCTCTGAATTCTTCCATTGTCAGTAGAACCCCATCAACGATAAAGAATCTACCCTCACTAGCCTCTACTGTAGCTGCATCTGCATCAGAAATTTCGCTGTAGGTTTGACCGTCTGTTGGCTCTTCATCTACTATGTTAAAAATTGCTCCTCTTGGACCTGTGATTGCGTATTTCATATTATTATTTATTTAAAGTTTTTATAAGTCTTTTATTACTGTTAATCCATTCCATGTACTACCAGCTACCCAAGAGCTTGCTGCGGGTACATGAATTTCTGTTGCATTATTTCCACCTGCAAATGGATTAACTGACGTTGGTGGTGGAGATGTCCTATAATATTCTATTCTAGTAAATGCACACCCATTGAACGCATTATTACCCACAGAAGAAATAGTTGCTGGCAATACCAATGTACCAGTCATAGATGCGCAGAGATACAGAAAACCATTCGATATTGCTGTAAGACCAGAACCGATGGTCACAGAAGTAAAATTATTATTTCTAAAGCAAAATGTATCAATGCTGGTTACTGTATCAGGTATATTGAGATTCCCAGTAAAACTACATTGTTCAAAAGCTGCACTATCAATCGCTGTAACGTTACTAGGTATAATCAAATTCCCAGTCATGGAAGTGCAATTTTTAAAAGTGGTGACTTCAATAGTCGTATAACTAAGATTTGAAGATAAAGTTAAGCTTGTTAAACTAGAGCAACTCTCAAAAGCACTACTCCCAATACTTGTAACACTATCTGGAATTGTTAATGAACCAGTTATACTAGAGCAATTCCTAAAAGCAAATTGCCCTATACTTGTTATATTGTTGTGCCAAATTAATGATGTGAATGAAGAGCAACCATTAAATACGTTGTTGCCAATAGATGTTATGTTTGATGGTATTTCAATAGCACCAATTAAACTACTGCAAACGCTAAATGTTCGATTTTCCAAAAAGGTTAAGTTTGCATTTCTGCTTATATATAGAGTTCCATTTAAGCCAGAGCAATAAGCAAAAGCACCACTCCCAATACTTGTAACACTATCTGGGATAGTTAATGAGCCAGTTAAGCCAGAGCATGCGCCAAAAGCATTATTCCCAATAGTCTCAACACTATTTCCTATAGTTAATGAACCGTTAAAGCCTTGGCAAAAATAAAAAGCATCGTTCTCAATAGCAGTAACACTATCTGGGATAGTTAATGAGCCAGTTAAGCTAGTAAACGAAAACGCTACACTTCCAATACTTGTAACACTATTCCCGATGGTTAATGTGCCAGACAAAGAGCTCCCGAAGGGGGTATAGAAAGCACCACTCCCAATACTTGTAACACTATCTGGAATAACTAATGAACCAGTTAAGCCAGAGCAAAAACCAAAAGCATTATTCCCAATACTTGTGCAACTTGTGCCAATTACTAATCCTTTAAAATTCACATCATTGTAGTATGGGTTAGAACCATAGCTATAATCTGGAAAATCTCCCTTAGTTACAGTAAGAATTTCACCATTACTAGTATTTCCAAGACGATAGGATGATGAGCCAATGTTTGTCGCTCCAGCTTGTAAGTTAAGCTCGACTACATTGTTAGTTACGTCTCCTTTGAATGTTTGACTCATGGTTTAGGTTGCTTCGGTCTTATTGAGACTTACTTCCCAAGATACCGAATCAGCACTATCACCAGTTACAATAAAGGTAAGTGCGTTATTAGCCGCAGTTACTGTAATGTCCCAAGCTATATCTTCTTCGGCGAAAACTGTTTTGGCTACAACGCCAACTAATGCGGCTGTTCCAGCATCGTTCTTAATGACACCTTCGATCTTATAGCCAGCACTTTCAGTAGCAGATCTTGCAGCGACTAAAGCAGAGAATGTAATTGTTGAACCAGTAGCGACATCTACTCTATTCGGAGATGTTCCATCTACAAAGATTTCTGTTGGAGTGGCGTTTGCTGTAGTGCCTGAGAGTATAGTCCCAGACGAACCTCCGCCTCCAGCAGCATTAATGATTGGGTTCTTTTGATCAGTGTTGTCGATTGTGACGTTTGTTCCGCCAACTACACTTTGCAAAGCATTATCTGCATTATCTAGCTGTGCTTGTGTAGCAAATTTGTTAGTTGTGGTAGCGTCAGAAATATCATCAGCATCTAACACTACTGCACCTGTTTGAGTATTTACACTATCTACGGGTGCTGCTGGGGCTGTTGTTAAATACCCAGCATCATTTGTTAAAGTAGAAACATTGTCCCCGCTTTGAAGTGCCGTGTCTGCCTTGTCTCCTTGAATTGAAGTAGCAAAATCTCCCGTGTTAGAAGCTGCCGCTGTGCCTAGCGTCGGTTTGTTGAGGATTTCACTTAAACCGCTAACGCTATTCCAGTCAGAGTTAGATGATTCTAATGCGGATATTCTAGTCTCAGAATCATTGACATTTAAATTGATTATATCAACGCAGTCTTGGTGCGTCGATACTCCTGAAATTGGATTGAAAGGTGTTTGGGACATTTTTTAAGTTTTTGTTATTTAATTTTATTAATTAAAGGTAGCTAAATTAAAGTGATGTTATTGATGTGTCACTAACATAAACATATATAAGGCTTCCATCGTAATACCAACCAATAGTACAAACGTAACTTGCTGCTGGCATATCAGAAGCTATAACAGACAAGTCTCCAGATAGAGTTCTTAAGGAAGACCCTCCAAAAGCAAAAGGACTGGCGCCTCCTTGTTGAACTAAAATCATACCAGAATCTCCTTCTACAGCATTGCTAATAGATACACTAGTAACGTCCTCGGTGAGGCTGACTTTAATAGTTGAACCAAGATTATGATCCCATGTCAACAACCCTCCTGATGATGTTACGATTTGTGGTGCCCCACCACCAGAATTTGATTGCCATGTGCCAACTCCGTTCGCATCTGATGTTAGGACGTAGGTATCAGTTGCGCCTGTTGGCATTTTGAATCCTGCGCCGACATTAAGGTTTGGAACGTATGCCGTATCGGCTGCATCGGTTGTAATGTTTTGACCACCAAGTATTACTGACCTATGGTGTGTTGATTGAATTATGTTTCCAGTTCCCCCTACAATCACCGCCTCGGTTGCGCTTTCAATAATGTTTGTGTCACCCCCCAATACCGAAGAATGTTTAGAGGCGTTTGAAGATGTTCCCTGTGAGCCTAATCCTACAACGCTGTTGATTGTGCCAATGGCAGTTGTGTATTTTGTGTTGAGGGTTGTGTCTGTAGATCCTAAACCTTCCGCTTCTTGACCTCTGACAATCTGACCGAAGCCCCCAATCGTAGAACTATCGTTGCCAATCACTTCGTTTTCCCGACCACCATAACTTACTGAGCGATTACCGCTTACTACGTTTTGAATGCCCCCAATAGCGCAAGCTTGGTTGCCAGCGGCTGTGTTGTCGTTGGCTGAATTAGTTGGATGTAATGTTTGAATCCTTCCTACACTAATATTGTTTAGCGTGGTTGCTCCGTTTGTTGTTATACTTTCTAACGTGGGGTCACTTGGCTGCAAGGCACTATCAGCATTGTCCAACTGCGCTTGAGTTGCAAACTTATTAGTTGTGGTAGCGTCTGAAATATTATCAGCATCTAAAACAACAACTCCTGTCTGAGCGTTTACTGAAAATACCGCCCCACCACCAGAACCTGACTCCAATGCGGTCAGCCTAACTTCTGCATCATAAGCGTTTGCATTGTAAATATTTCTTGCTTCTAAGTGAGTAGATCCTTCTAATGGTATAAATGTTTCTTGTGGCATGTTGTTAAATTTTTATTGCTAGGTTTATGTATCTAATCCTTGATGATTTTTTCTGAGCTTCAGTAATTTGGTTTGGTTATTCGTTTAATAAGCTCATGTTTTACATGTTTCCTTTGGGTTTTTAAGCAGATTCCGATACATATAAAATATATTCAGTGCCGTCGTAATACCAACTTAAAGAACATATCCCAGTAGTAGGGACAATATTTACTATAGTCGCTATAGATCCAGAAAGAACCTTATTAGAAGTTGTCATAGACCAAGACCCTGTTGAATCTTGCCTGATTGTAATTATACCAGCGTCACCAGCACTAGCTCCAGAGATGACTAAGTTGGTGTTTTCTGTCATTACCATTGTAGCATTATAACCAGATGAGATATCAAGGGTTGTAGTGTTTCCAGAAGAAGACAGAGTTTGTTGTGTGTAAATATTTTCTAAAGCAGAAAGTCTTGTTTCAGAATCAGAAAAGTTTGCATTAAAAGCCGCCCTAGCATCAGAGTGGGTTGTAACGTTGGGTGTTGGCGCAAAAGGAATTTGTGACATTTTATTTTAAAGTTGATTTTTTGTTTTTCTTATTAAGTTATATTGCTAATTATTTTTACACTATAACTTTATTGTTTTTATTAAATTTTATTGATTTGTCTATTCGTAGTTAAGATAACCAAGTTTCTGGTTCGTCCCATGTTTCGCTTTCATCCCAAACTTTAGAGTTTTCCCATGCGCTTGTTTCTTCCCACAGTTCAGCCTCGACCCATAAAGAGGTGCTTAATGGTGGTTCAGGTGGTCCAGGCGCTTCAGTTACAGTCCAAACGCATTGGTTCCTCCAAATCTTTTCATTTTCCCATAGGGAACCGTCGCATACATCTTGCTCTTTCCAAGTGCAATCATCATCCCATTCTACAAGATCCTTCCAAGAAGCGATGCAACAACCACCTAAGACGACGGCTACAAACCTTCTTCTTATCGTGTTACCAAGTAATCTTAGAACTCTCATTTTTTAGCTAGAATAGTACACGATGGCATCCCCAGAAAGGTGGATTGTGGTCCATTCGCCAACAATTACATCGCCAAGAACGATTGTGGCTCCAACAAAATTAGCGATGCTTCCTTCTGTGCCAGCCATTACAGCTGTATCAGCAAGTGCATGTATTGCCATGAATTTGCCAGTTACTGTTTGATCCCCTACGATTCGCTCTCCGCCGTAGTGACCTACTTGTTTTAAAAGTGTAGATTGTGTTGATGTCGACATAAAAATACATACACATAAATGGTTATTATGGCAAATATTTCAATGATATTCTTCCAACTTTTGAAGATTCGTCGGCCACAAAACCATCGATTATAACCTCTCCGTCGACAAAATATATATTTTTTATATCAAAACTATAATCTTTACTATTAATTTTCGTAGTAGCTATATTATTCTTTTCAGAGAAAACAAAGTTAGGCATAGAAAAAACAACGCCATCTAGATATTGTGTAGTTTTATTTACCCCTATAACTTTAAAGTTGCAGTTTTTTAATTTCATTTAATAGTGATTCTTTTTTAATTTTTATTACATGTAGTGAGTTTTTGTCTTTTTTTTCTATAACGCAAGCCTTGTAAAATTTAGAAAGAAATAAAAGCATAGACTTTTTTCTTTTACCCCTTCTTATTTCGGCCTCCATATAATCATAACCGCAAATACTCATAGCTTTTAAGCAACAGGAATAAAAACCCTCCGCCATTTTATTCGAATCCTTTGTAGAATTATATCGAAAACCTGGAAAACAAAAATTAATATAGATCTGTTTTTTTTCTTTTTGTATGTCAAAAAAACAATACATTATTGGATAATCGCCATCATAAGAGGAAAACAAAGATATATCAGACTCCCTAAGCTCTTCTATTAGGTCAGTCGCTTGGATTATCCTAGATTCAATAGAACCATATTCAGAATCTTCCGTCGGTGATGATTCTGAAAAAAAATCAATAAAGCTCTCTCTAAAAGATTCTTTATCAAAATCTACGTTGAAAACTTTCACTTTTTATTTTTCGGATATACTAATTTTGATTCAATAGTATTACCAGAGTTACAAATAGTATCTTCATATACATAACCATTCTCTGTTAATGCACAATCAATAGCCCAAGCATAAGACTCCGACAAAGATGAACAATAGCTTTGTCTATATTTTTTTTTGCTATTGAAAACTCTATATATTTTTTTGTTATCCACTTTGATTTATTTTTTTTGTTACTATATATAGTAATACTATTACATTAAATTTGAACTTTTTTTTCTTTATGTGTTTAAAAATTAACAATTTGTTATATTATCATTAGAATAAGTGTATCATATAATATGGGAAAAGGAAGCGAAAAAATAGCGAGAGAGCTTTTAAGCTTAGAGCCTACAGCTATAGTTGAGCTATTTACCATATACCCAGATTATGAAGATAGGGCAGACTTTTTCATTAATGTTCATAATGGTTCTTTATTTGGAGAAGGTTTAAAGTGGCAAGGCGAGACTTACGTTCCTATACCAATGGAAATAGATGGTTTCGAAGCTGATGCCGCAGCTAGCCTAAGTAGGCCAAAATTAAGAATATCCAATAAAGATCTATATGTTTCAGATCTATTAGCGAAAAACGAAGACTTTATAAATGCTAGGATATTCAGAAAAAGAACTTTTGTTAAGTTTTTAGATGATGAAAACTTCGATGGAGGAAACCCTTTCGGAGAGCAAGACCCAACAGCAGAGTTAACAAATCAGGTTTACGTAGTATCCCAAAAAACACAGGAGAATAAAAACTTTGTTGAGTTGGAGCTTACAACCCCTCTTGATTTAGAGAACAGTGACGTAAACAGCCGAAGGATTTTGGCAAGATATTGTTATTGGGATTATCGAGGTAATGGTTGTCACTATCAAGGAAGACCTATTCAAAAAGACGATGGCAGTGAATTTGTAAGCGAATTTCAAACACCTATAGTAACAGGTACAGATACAACCGCTATAGGAGCTATAGATTATACATCTATAGAACAAAACCTACCTCCACTATGGAGGTATCAAAATGAGGTAGATGAATTTTCATTCAAAGACCCAAATCAAGAGTGGGATGTAAAAAAACCATATGGAAATGGATCCTATGTTTGGATAGAGAACCCAAAAGTGATGATACACGATCCCGAAGGCTCTAGAGCTCCAGAGGCTTCGGTAACTTACTATGTTGCACAATCTGGTTTTACTGATGTTAATAAACCAGGGACCTCTACACCATGGCCAGTCGCTTCTGGTTTCTATATAAGCGGACAAGATCCAAGAAAAAATCCAGATTTGTGGGGAAAAGATGGTTGCAATAAAAAACTTTCTTCATGCAAGATAAGGTTTGGCAATGAAAATCTTCCTTTCGGCGGTTTTCCTGGTACGGACGGTTTCCAATTTAGATCTTCAACATAAAAAAAAGGTGAAGGAAAAACTAAAAAATTACTTCGAGTGCAAAGAAGAGAAAGATATTTTTTTAAAAATAGCAGAATGGTCAAAAGAAAAAATGAGTGTAGAGATCTGCGGCTTTGTAGGTTTTTCTAATGAAACTTATACACTTAAACTTTGCAAAAACATAGCCGAAGACCCTAAAAAGTATTTTGCAATAGATCCTTTAGATTTTTTGACTTTTAAAGAACAAAATAAAATAGCTTATGTTTTTCATAGCCATGTATCTGGTGATGAAGAACCTTCTGAATTTGATATATTGATGTCTGAAAACTGCTGTATACCATTTATGATTTACTCTTTAAATACGGAAATGTTTAAAGTTTATTTGCCAAAAAACGACGACTCAAGTGAAGAAATAGTTAATAAAATTTTAAAAAACATATGACTGAAGTAGTTTTACATGGAATAATCAGGAAAGAATTCGGTGAAAGTTTTCGATTGAACATATCATCAATGAAAGAAGTCTTTCAAGCTATAGACGCAAATAGACCTGGTTTTAGAAAAAAAATGTCAGACCTTAGTCAGCAAGGTATGCATTATGCTTTGATTATTGATGGTAAAAAAATAAAAACATTAAACCAAATAAAAAAATTTAGTAGCGTAAAGAAAATAGATGTTGTCCCTGCTATAATAGGATCTGGGCCAGTAGCCGCTGCTATCGCCGTAAGCGCAGCGGCTTCTGTTGGAACTGGCTTATTGGGGGCAGCTTTCGCAGCTGGAACTATAGGAGCTGGAACTTTTATTGCTGGAAGTTTAGCTATAGGCATTGGAAGCATGCTATTAATGAATCTTTTAGCCCCAAAACCACCAGAACCTCCATCGATAGAAACAACAACAAGAGCTTTGACGGAGTCTTTTACTTTTTCTAATAAAGCAAACTTGGCGAACCAAGGTATACCTGTTCCAGTTGGTTACGGAAGGCTTATGGTAGGTACAAGTGTTATCCAGTTTTCTACGAAAAACTTCCCTCAATCATATAAACCATCGCAAGCATTCCGACAAGGTCAGGACGTAAATACCCTACCTTCAGTTTCAGACACTCAAATATTTAAAGACGTAAAATGGCCAAATGAAGCCCCAAGAGATTTCAATGGTTGGACTGATGGAATGGGCATAATTGGAAAGAGCGTTATGAGCTACGACCCAGATCCTCAAAATGGCAATTCACTTATTGTAGGCAACGATTGGCAACCAGTGAGCCAAGCCCAGATATACGGCACAGTCCCTATAAGGATTGAAAACGACACTCAAGAACCAGTAGAAGCTTGGGCTATACAAAAAGGAGAGGCTGGTTATTCATTTCCAATCAGCGCTCAATACCCAGCAGGACAACTGGAAGGATTAAGATCTACCATAGGGAAGTTTGCTCTATTGTGCGGTAGACTGCAGCCTGGGGAAACAAAAGTATTTACTCTTGGAGGTAACCAGTGGACCACTTGGTACACCGAGGATGCAGGGGTAAGAGCTCTCTCTCAAATGCAAGAACCAATTTATGACCCTTACGGAGCGTTACCTAGCAGACCCTCTTACCGTTACCAAACTCCTGGAGTATATCAATCGCGTGGCGTTAGTGACGATTATTGGGATATATTTATAGTGCCTCAAAAAGCCACCCCGCAATCGCTAATAGGAAACGGAGCAAACATTTATACAAAATTTAATATTCTTCAAGAGAAAACAATAATTTTGAGATCTATTATTGATTTTTCTTGGTGGTTTTCTCCATGTGGAGGCTCCCCATATTACAGCAACTCTCCTTTTGCAGCTTATAGGTGGCCATTTGGAGACTGTAATGGAAAATTTTGCCAGCAGAACCAAGATAATAGAGTAATGGGATTTAGCACTACAAGCTTATTTACAGAGTACAAATGTGCGAACTACCAAGCTCCAGAAACCATGCAACGCGGAATAAATGGCCATGACACTTACGCTCCTTGTTATTGCCCTCCAGGAATGGAAGGTCCTCTTTTAAATATGAACATAAAAGGAGGAGGAGAAAGAACAGAAAAAGAATGGACAACTGTACCAGGAGGTTTGGTTTGGGGTAACGATAGATTTTAAGCGATGAAGCATTACGAAATAAAAACCCAAATAGCTGGAGCTTTTGGAGGTAAAAAAAGAAAACCTAAACCAGCTACATTGACGCCTCCAAAGCTGGGGGATTATGAGGTATCTTCTTCTTATGGTTATTCAGAAATTTTAGATCTGATATCAGACGGACCTATAGAGGGTCTTTGTAATAAAAATGGATACACACTTCCATCTAGCGCTATCCTTCAAGGAGTATATCTTAATAATGTAGCAGTAGAAGAGACTAATCAAAAGTTTTTGCCAGATTATGGTAAAGAAGTTAAATTAGATGATCAAAGCTCATTCGCAAATCAGTTTTCTCAGATTTTTAAAGACATCAGCTCAATAAAAATGACCGATTTAGAGATCGGGAGCATAGGTTATCCTGACACATCAAATCTTTTCGAGCTTAATGACTTATATTATCAATATAATATAGTAAGAAAATATTGGGAGCAAAATGGAGATGTGTTATTCCAACCTCTTTACGATGGCGGTGCGAATAATAATATAAATGATATTGGAAGATTTTCAAATTTAACAAAAAGGCCAAGCAATTATTCCAACGTAATAACAAACAACGAAACAAGCATTCAAAAAGCTTTGCTGTCCAATAGCAAATATGAAGTTAACTTTTGCATGGGAATCATAGAAAGTGTTGATCTTTTAGATAAAAAAACAAACTTCAGAAAAGGTTTGGATTCTTTCTTGGATATACTTTCCAACGGGAACCTTTACATGAAACAATATGCAAAAGGCATTTTATTGCAAAACGGTTTTGACCAATCAAGGATTGACGACAATTCTATAAATATAGGAGATTTTCGTTCGTTTTTTGAATCAAAATACTATAAAGAACTTCCTAATTGGTTTTTAAACCCAGAAAATAAAATACCACCTTTTACATGTATAACTATAGAAGGAACGATGGAAGGTTTCGAATTTTATAAGCATACTAATTTTTTCCTTAAAAGAGACTCTGATGGAAAAACAACATCTGAATTAAATTATTTAGCAGGTTTCGGTTTAGATTCTTCAGTTTCTTCTAATGGTTTAAAGATAGCTGATAACTCCACTTCAATGTTTGTTCCAGTTCTTGCTTCGGACGGAACTTGGAAAGGAAAAGTTAAAGGGTTTTACTTTTTCTCTTTAGATGTAGAGCCTTATGTTTATTTAAATGTAGAAGGGAACTATCCGCCAGAATATGAGCAAGAATATATAAACTCAAACCCATCAGCTCAACTGGCGAGTCCTAACGAAACAGATATTTTAGTTCTAGCTCAAAATCAATATGAAGTTGAATTCTTAAAAAACTTTAAAGGTTTTTCTTTATTCGATAGGTATGATACTCCATATAAACCAAATTCAGGTACAGGAACTTTTTTTGATACAGCTAACGGAGCTCTTGCAAAAACAGATTATAACGTTTATTATGAAGTTTACGATTTTGAACTTCAGGTAGTAGATAATGGAAGTTGCGACCTTTCAACAAACGAAAAAAGAATACTAAGAAAAAGTGGTTTTATAAAAGGCAAAGAAGTTCAAGAAATATCACATGAAACAAAACCTCTATTTACTAATGGGAACGTGATAAGAAAAGGTTGGCAAATTAAATATACATTTAAGGCAGCAGCGACAAGAACGCCTATAGGAGCAAAAATATACTTTCAAAAACAATACAATGGAGATGAAAGTCGTAATGGAGCTAGAAAATTTTCAAGAGCTAACGTCAAAATAACAGCAGATACTAAACTATTATATAGCAGACAATCAGAGGGAGAATTCAGAGGTACTAATGAAACCAACTGGCTGGAGTTTGGCTGGAATGATGAACCAGAATTTACTATTCCAGCTTCTGAAAAAGTACAAACTATAGTATTGGATATTGTAGAATTTTACGAAACTTACGTTCCAGTTAATTGTCCTTTTACAGTAGATCCAAATTTGGCATCATCAAGTATAAGAGTCGAAACTCCTTTTGGTCTTTTTAGAGAGATAGTAGATCAATCTGCCGATGCAGACGGAGAAATCGATGATTTTAATAAAAAAGACAAAGATGAATTCAATGCAGTTAAATATAATTGGTCTAATGTTTTGACTGAATTTAGAAGAGGATCACAAAAACAATCATCATTAGATTATTTTCAAGATATACATGTAGATTATTCTTACAACTATACTTTACTCGGACCTTTTACTACGAGCAGAAATCTTGTGCAAAGGCTTCGTCAAAGTAGTAGCTTAAAGAAAGACGGCATTTGGCCTAGATTGACTTTCAGCAGTAGAAGTTTACCAGAGATGGATGAGGAATATTTATATTCTATACAAGAAGGAAGCAGAGACGATAGAGGGACAATAAAAGGCACCCAGAAATTTGCAGATTGGGATAAGAACGACCAAGACTTCGACGAAAAAGCTCAAGCATTAACTCATACTATATTATCTCCGAACGTAGATTGTGTATGGTTTACTTTAGCAATAGATAAGTTGACTGACACCGTACAACAAAGCATTGGAGACCCTGAAGATCCAGATTTAGCAGCTGGCACGACAATACCTTCAGTTGTCAACATAAGAGTCGAGGTCGGATATATATCTGAAACTGGAAAAACACAAACAACAACAAATAAATTTTTCCAGATAGCTGCAATGATAGAATCTACATCGTTAGTTGACATAGGAAATCCATATAATTTAGAGGCTGCAGATTCATATAGTTATATACAAGAAATACAAGATATAGGAGAAAGCGAAACTGGCTTGCAGCATTGTGCTCCTGGGTTTTTTGATATTATAGATGGTAAGGGTGGACTTTTTGAGTGTTTTGTACTTCCTCCTGCTAAAAAACTTGGAGAAAGCAATCTGAATACAGCTAACCAAGAAGAAAGCGCTCTTAAGAGGTTTATAAGGATAACTAAGATGTCGACAGAAACAAATTCAACTTTAATATTTAAAAATATTGGCGTTTATAAAATAACCGAAGTCACAAAAGGCAACTTAAGGTATCCTTTTACAGCTTACGCAGGTATAAAATTAGACTCTAGAGTTTTTTCAGACATACCGCAAAGAGCATACGAGGCAAAACTTAAAAAAGTAAAAATACCTACAAACTACTATCCAACTTATGGCGACGGAAAAGACAAGCGGTATTACAATTCAGCTGGAGATTACTTAACCACGGATATTGAAAACCTGCAAATATACAAAGGCGATTGGGATGGCTCGTTCAAGTTTGCGTGGACAGATAATCCAGCCTGGATCCTATATGACATGATAACTAATCCAAGATATGGTTTAGGTTCATTCATAAAAGAGTCTGAAGTAAATAAATGGGATCTTTATAAAATAGGAAAATTCTGTGATTCTGTAGACGACAAGGGTTATTTTGATGGTCTTCCAGATGGAAGAGGTGGCATAGAGCCAAGGTTTGCATGTAATATAATGTTCTCTCAAGAAACTAAAATATTTGACGCCATAAACACTATCGCAAATATGTTTAGAGGAGTTGTTTACTATAACAACAGAACCATAGAATTTTCTGATGATAGGCCAAAAGAACCTGTTTGTATTTTTACAAACGCAAACGTAAAACAAGGCATCTTTACTTACTCAAACTTTAAAAGAGACGAACAAATAAATACTGTAGAGGTTTCTTATATAGATAGATTTAACGAGTGGAAAAATAAATTAGAAATTGTAGAAAATAGGGATGATGTATCAAAAAGAGGAATATTCAAAAAAACAGTTAATGCTTTTGGAGTTACATCAAAATCCATGGCCAGAAGGCATGGAGAACACATACTGTCAGAAACAACAAAAGACAACCAAAACGTTTCATTTATTTGCGGATTAGAAGGATTACTATGCAAGCCTGGAGATTTAATTCTTGTAGAGGACGATTTAAAATCATTTAAATCAAACTTCGGAAAAGTTTTAAATACAGACGAAAATAAAAAATCTATAAGGATATCTAATAAATTCAATAACGTAGATTACGTATCAGAAATAACACTTTTCAAGCCGTCGGAGATTACTGATGTAGAAACTATAACTGAAACCAGTTCAAGTATAAGATCAAGACTTCAAGAATTCACAATAACAAATAGTAGCGGCGATTTTCTAAACGGAGTAAGTGGTTGGGACTATATGGCAGGGCCGTGGAATTTTGATTCTTACACAAGCGGATACAACGTTTTCGATTTGAATAATAATTATATTTCTCCTCTTCAGCAAGATTACGCAGTATACACAAGAAAAGACGACCTTTATCCAAACCAATCAGATAGGTCTACAATTTGGTTCAATACAGAAGCAAGAGGTTGGGTTTTTTCTACTGGAGACTATTCTGCAAGTGGAAATTTAGAAAACAATAATTTATTTATATTAGAACCAGAAATATTTAGCTTTTTAGATTTGCAACTTTTCGATGTAAATAATTTAGATGTAACTGCTATTAAGTATTACGATGTAAACTCTCCCGACAAAAGAGGGTCTTTTATAACTAACTTTACTGGAAGATTTTACTACGAAAACCCACTTACAGATCTTGTTTATACATATGGAAATGAATCCCTAACTTCAAAAATAGGAAGCAATGTACAAATATTCAGAGTCCCCGTTACTGGCTGGGCAGGATCAGATTATGGCGATGAGGTTTATATAGACAAAAACCACTACAACGCATCGTTACTTAAATTTGTGCCAGAAGGAACAACTTATAGATTCCAATTGAAAAACAAATCAGAAAGTGTATTTAAGATCACTTCACTGAAAGAAGAGGCAGATAACGAATTTAATATTGTAGCAAAACAATACAACACAGGTAAATATAAGGACTTGTAATAAAAGAATAAATCATTCTTCAGTAACACCCATAACTTTTTCTAGATTTTTTATGAAATCTTCTTTTAAATTTTTGGGGACTTTTTTGTATTGTTCCTTAGCTCTTCTATAGACCCTTCTGCTAATAGCGTCGTCAGGTTTGATTATCTCTCTTAGTTTTTTTGCTATTTTATTGTTCATATTTTTGCTATAAATGTAGATGAGTCTTTAATGAATCCAAGTTTATTGTAAAATTTTTCATATTTATCGAAGTTTGGGTTGTTACATAAAGCACTCATTGAAATGTATTTAAATTTGCTGTCTCTTGCGAATTGAATAGCCTTCTTTAAAATCTTAAATCCGACTTTAGGATTCTTAGACACCCAAACATATTCAGAGAAAATTTTAACACCGAACTTTATATTTTTGTCGTTAACGAAAATAATACAAGCGTCGTATTCATCGTTCTCTTTATTAGCCCAAACAAAAAAATCCCATGCTAATAAATGTTTATTCGCATAATTTAGCTTTATAGATTCAGTGTCGTGTTTTAAACCTAATGCGTGAGATTCGTAGTTGTCTCCATGAGGTATTAATCCCCTCATGCAGTCGACGACAGAACAGAACTCATCTGGATTAGTAATCCTTTTTATCATTTAGAAATAATACCTATAAGTTTTCTGGCTTCTTTTGCAGGTATATTGTCGAAATCTTTCCAGTCCTTAACGTCTTCATTAATATACTTCTCAGACTTCCATAAGTCTCTTAGAAGCTCCTTGAAACCATCAAACGATTCCACACTGTGCTTTTCTCTTAAGGTCTTCTCAAGCAACCCAGAGGGAGTTATAGGGGCAAAGTTTTCGCCAGACGATTTAGATGATGTCTTTGTGTTTTCAGACTTATCAATTTCATCAGCACCTACAATATTAATGTTTAGAAAGTTCCTTACACAACGAACAAAAGCTCTATTACACGCGATGGTTTCTAGAAATTTTTCGCAAAAGGTATCCGTATTTTCTAAAGACGCGTTGGCATAATCTTCGTAAGAAACGATTTTGTTTGAAGATTCATAATTGCCAATCCATTCAATATCACAACGAGCCGTAACATAACCATCTTCTACATTTCTAGCATCATAAGCAACAGCATGGAAACCTCTAAGTTTAGCCAAATCTTTAATGCCACCAAGCATAATTAGTAATTGGTTGTCTCTGAGACCTTCTGTAGATGTCGGAGTTTGTTGGCCACGCATTTCAAACCAACCCTTATTTGGGTAAAGGAATTCTGGTTTAATCATAGCCCTCCAGTTAACAGAACCATCTTCGTTAAAAATATAATCAACGCATTCAAGAAGGCCATGTCCATCTCTCTTGTAAAGATCTGGGCCATATAATTTTTTAACCGCTTGTTTCTTGGCTGTTTGTTTTTTTACAGCTTTTTTTGCAGATTTTTTAACTGCTTTGTTTTTGTCCTCTTTTTTGTTCATAAATATAAAAGTAATCTAGTTCTTCCCAGTAATCAGGATTATCGACTATATCATCTTCAGAGTCAAGGTTTTTTTTCCAATGATATGTGGATTGGTATATTTTTTCTCCTTCAACCACAAGTTTGAAAGATAAAAACTTATTATCTGTATCTATGTTTTTTGGTTTGTCTTTTGGAGGGTTGTAATACTGGACTTCGCTATCGAAGTATTCAAACCTCATATCATCCAATATATCTTTATTCGAAACTAAAAAACAAAAATCAATACCCAGTGACTTAAGTATAGAAAAATATTTCTTGGGGATACTCTGGGGCTTTACTGTTGTTATTACATTTATAGATTTTATGTTTTTTGAAAAACTATTAATTGAATCTATTTGAAGCAATGAATCCTTAAGAAATAACACGCATTCATGGTTGTTACAATAATTTTGCAGCGAAGCCATGTTACCTAAATCCTTATCCAACCTTATATTTAAGATGTTGTTTTCGAAAATGGGAAGATTTACATATTGAGTTGGTATAACGTCTATACAATATGATTTTTTTTTGTTTATAAGTTTTGTTTTGAAGTTGGGTTTTGTTATAAGTTTTCCTTTATATTTTTTATAATTAGAACTTAAAATAAGTAACAAAGATTCGGAAACTTCTTCAGCTTTTATTCTATCTATAGATCCATCAGGGTCAAAAGTAGACATACATGGTTTTTTGTCCCAGTCTGGTTTTAGATCTATTTTTTGGTGAGGTTTAGACCAGTAAGGTGTGGTTATAGATGGGTATATGTTACCATAAAGGCTGACTACTGGGACGCCTTGGCTACTCGCATACTGAGTAATCGCGTTATCTACAGAAATTAAAGCTTTTGCTTTTGAAACAATATAAGCATTATGTCTAAAACTTAAATTTGGATAAAGGTAGTCAAACCTATCGGTTGCATTTTTTTCCGAACCTATGATTAGTATTTTAATGTTAAACTTATCAAGTTCTTGTTTTATCAAATCGCAAAAAAGACCGTAATAATTATAGCATTTAGCGTCGATATCTTGCTCGTTATATATTACTATGTAGTCTTTAGGAACAACTGGAAAAAAGTGCTTATTTACAATTACGTTAGAAGGTTTCACCTCTAAGTTTTTAGAATATTCTGTTAATAGGTGTGACATTTTTATTTTCCGTTATGGATGTAGCAGGGTACTTTTTGAGTGGTCGTTGCTGGGTAATAAGCGGCCTCGAAGAAACCCTCATTTTTCCCAAAACCTTCCATGCTGATCGGGTTATCAAGCGAAGGGGAGTAAGGCAAACATTTGAAAACATTAGGGTTATCTTCTATATATTCGAAGAACTGTGGTTTTGTAAAAATATATATATTATGATTCTTATGTTTCTTTTTTAAGTTTCTCAAAAGGGAGTTTATAAAAATAAGATCTGTTCCAGACTCTGGAATTACAACAGCGACTCTTTTACCTTTATCTTCTTTCGATAACGCATCCTCAAAAGAAGTTTCTTCTTTTGAATTTTGTTTTTTAGCTACATGTATAAAATGATGATAAATTTGGAGCTGACTTATCTCTCTGTTTTTTAATTTGCTAACCCAAGTTTTGTAACCTTCCGTGCGGAAATCAACATCGTCATTTAAAACATTCTTATATAAATCTATAACAAGTTCCTCGTCAGTTAAATTTTGAGGCATGTTGTAAAACTCATCGTAATAATTGTTTTTTAAATCAACTTTTTCATCTAAGTATTCAGCATCATCAATGATTTTTTCTAGTTTTTTACCAATAACTTCAGTAGAGAAATTTTCGACAACCCATTCTCTTGATTTTTTTCCCTGAGAATCTTTTTCCTCCTTAGTCATATCAAAAACTGATTGAAGCATTTGTTCAATAGATTCTGCGTCTGTAGAAGCTTTTATAAACTGAGTGCCTGGTTCTCTATATTCATGCCAACTAAGAGGCAAGCCTCCGCTCTCTTCTGTGCAGCTATCTTCGCCGCACGAATAATCTGTGACCAAGGTTATAAGCTCAGTCAATTTAGCTTCTTGAACAGGTATTTCTTGGCCACCACTTGTAAAAGGGTGACAGTAAACATCCATTAAGTTATATACCTCATTCAACTGCTCTTCTGATACACCATACTTTACGTTTGTGGTATTAAGAGTTTCGCTATTACAATATCTGCATTTTTGATTTTCACCAGAAAAAGGTTTTATCTCAAAAGAGTTACATGAGTGACAAAAGTATGTAGTTAAAATATCTGATTTTTTAATGTTTTTTTCTTCAATCAACCTCAATATATCCCAACCCTCTTGCCAATGAGTATGCAAAAGGAGCTTGGCACTTGTATTTTTTTCTTTAAATCTTTTGAATCCATCAAGCAAATTAGGTACAGATTTTCTTAATTGGTTTCTAAAAACAAAACCTATCACAAAATCTTCATCTTTTATGTTTTGATGCCTCCTTAAGTTAATTCTTTTTTGGTCTTCTAATTTAAAAAAGTGATCAGTATCAAGAGACCCTCTTAATGTTTTAACATGATCATAACCCAACTCTTTAAATGCTTTTTCAGCAAAGCTAGACCAAACGTAGTAGTCTTTTATTTTAGGAGCATATTCAACTGCTTGCGGTAAAATAGGAAGACTATCAAGAGTAGTCCAAACCATGCATTTTATCTTATTCCACCAAGGTTTATGGTGGTAATTTGTAAACCCCCAAATATCCTCAATTCCTATGTATATATCTGGCCTTACTTTATTAACAATATTGTCTATCTCAAGAGATCCGTAGCCAGCATCTCTTTTTTCTTGTTCATTTAAAACTTGGTAGTTTTCAGGTATAGTCCCATAACAATCCCAAGGTAAAGAGTTTAAAGTTTTATCATCAACCGACTTCATATTCGCGGCTTCGAAAACCTCGTATTTGCCAGTTTTATAAAGGTACTTTAAAATATTTTTTTGGTTTTTACCAAAACCTGTAAAAGCTTTGCAAAAATTAGAATGAATTAATACTCTTTTTTTTCTCATTTTTTATTAGCTTCTATTCTGTGAGTAAACAATTTATCTAATGCATGTTTGAAAAACTGACAAATTAAATAAGCTTCGGACATTTCCACCCCCATCCCAAATTTATTTGAGGAGTTTCTTGTTACTGTAAAAGAAAAAGCATCTTCTCCACTTTTTTTCTTATAAGGGCTGAACAGAATAGATGTTGAGTTGCTATCAAAAGTATGATAAGCACTAAATTTTTCATACTTTTCGACGGCATATATAAAACCACTAATTTCTGTTTCGTTAAATTTAACAGATAGTGATTTTTCTGGATTCTTGTGATTACCAGAAAAGGATCCAGTTTTCTTATTAGAGTCCCAAGAATACTGTTTTACAGCCGTCATATATACACAAGGCTCATAGTTTTTACCTTGAGTTCCCATACGGAAACCAAAAGCACAACCAGTACTTTGTGAGTTAGGTTTATAAAAGTTAATCATACCTATTATGATAGGTAAAAAAGATGATTTTTCTACTTAAATATCAAAAACTTCAACTGTTGCTATGTCAAAATCAGAATCGTCAGAATTTTTATCTCCAATAGACCTGACCCCAATTCCATAAACACCAATCAAATCTAAGTCATCGTAAATATAAGTTGTTTTTTGAGATTCTTTATATTTCTTGAAAAAGCCATTTGGTTTTCTTACATAACAAAGATAATTATTATGACTGCTTATTTTTTCCCAAGAAATTTTTATATAAGCACTGCCGCTTTCACTTCTTTTAAATTCAGTTTTCAAAATCGGCTTCTTGGCTTGTGTCGGTTTTGTTCGTCTATCTTTAGATTCTATTTCAGAAGGAACCTCTAAAGCTTTAGATGAATCGCCTAATATTGGTTCTAAAAGAATAGATTTAATTGAAAATAAGTTTTGTTCTTTTATTCCTATGAAAAGCAACCAATCAAAAGATCTGCTAAACTTTGAAACCAATTCTAATACAGAGTCTTTTCTCTCCCCTAAAAACACACAAGATTCTATAATATAAGAATGAAGTATTTTCATAAAAAACATCGGAGCAGCAACCTTCATGCAATCCAAGAATTCTTCTTGAACTTTTTCTTCATCAAGATTAAAAGCCATAGAGTACTCACGTACAATAATTTTTGATACGTTCTTGCTGAGACCCAAGTTGAGACATAAAAAACAAATATCTAAAAGCTTATTCCCTAAAAAACATTGCTGGCAATCAATGAACTTAAAAAGAAATTCTCTAGAAATTATATTATCTAAAGAAAGGTTTCCATGGCAAGCAGTTTCCGCCGATAACAAAGAGCCTTTGTAGTTTTCTTTAGCTTTGTTTTTTAAGTCCTCAAAAACATTTAAAACATTTTCTAGGCCGTAATTAATCTCTAACATTTCAGATACATATTCTGATGAATCTGAAAAATCTTTTTCTTTTAAAAAGTTGCTGAAATATTCTTCAAATGTTACATCGCAGTTTAGAGACGAAAAATATACGAAGGTGTACATGAACGATTTCATGTTGTCAAAAAGATAACCTCTACCAAGCTCTTCTAAAGTATCTGCTCTGTCTACCGCTGTAATTATATATCTTATTTTTGTGCCGACTTCTACAATACCAGAGTCTATAATGCGTTCATTTAATATCGCATCGTTGGCTCTTAAAAAAACAGTTTCACTTATTATGCTTTTGCAGTTTTTGTCGTAAGAAATTTTTATTTTGAGGGTGGTAATCATTGGAATGAATCCAGTTTTTACCATAAAGCAGTCAAAGTTTTCATCTCCTTTGATTTGTTTTATTTCTACGATGTCTAATGTTTGTTTGGCTTTTGAGAGTATGGCGTGAAAAATTTTACCATACCTTTTATCTAGCAAGTCTATTGCTTTCTCTTCGTTGATAAAAGCCCTCCCAGTAAAAATTTGAGATGAATTCATATAATTATATTATACTGGGAGAGCATTTTTTTTCTATATATTTCTATATACTTATGAAGCGGTTCCTATTTTCTTTCCCTGCAAACGGATGCCCGTGACGCTTGTTTTTGCCAGCTTGGTGCGAGATCCGCTGTTTCTGTCGTACACATTGATGTAAGATGCCGTCTCAGAAACGAACTGAGCATTAATAGCTTTTCCCGATTTTGTGTATAGACCGAAATAACGACCTTTACTTGAACGGATTGCTTTCATAATTTGGTTTTGTGTTCTTGTACTCATATTCATGTATATTAAACTATCTTGATCTGATTGTCAACATCTTTTATTGTTATTTTTGATTTTTTAGAATTTGAAATAACTATTTTAGCCAATGGTATGTGGATTTTATCGTAGATATACCTTTTTATATCTCTTGCATGCATTTTCTTATTAGTAATATCCTGAAAAATGCAGTTAATTGATGATGCTTTTACGTTTATTTCAAGACCTCTATCGTGCAACTTGTTTTTAACTTTATCAACCTCATGTTTTATGATTCTTTTCATGTCAGAGTCGCATAGCTCATCAAAAACCAAAACATCATTTATCCTTGCTAATAGTTCTGGTTTTAATTCTTTTTTTACGGAGTTTTTATAAGAATCCTCTTCGCTCTCATCATTTTGGACAAAACCCATACTTCTTTTTTTAGCTTCTTTATGACCTATATTACTAGTAAGTATTACTATAGATTTAGAAAAGTCTACTTTTTCATGTTTGTTATCCTCAACGTAACCTTCATCTAGAAGATGAAGCAATATATTTAGTATTTGAGGGTCAGCTTTTTCAACCTCATCAAACAAAACGACACAGTTGGGATTATCTTTAACAAAATTAGTCAATAAACCCCCTTCTTCGTAACCAACATAGCCAGAGTTAGAACCAATAAGTTTACTAATTCCTGTCTTATCATAAAGCTCGCTCATGTTGATTTGGAGAATAGCTTTTTCATTACCAAAAAAGTTTTTTGCTATTTTTTTAGCCGTGTAAGTTTTACCAACACTAGTAGGCCCAACAAAAAACATGCTAGCTAAAGGTTTGTTTTCCTCTGTTAAACCTGCTTTAGCGCAAGAAAGTAAGTCTGTAATAGTATCTATTGCTTTATCTTGACCGAATACTTCTTTTTTAATCCTTGAAGAGAAAGAAGTGAAGTTTTGACTTCCAGATTTAACTTGATCAGCTGAAATTTTTGCATGTTCAGCTATAACATCAATTATATCTTCTTTCTTTATTTTTATAGGTTTTACATCTTTGTTATTCCTAACGTCATCTAGATCATTAAGAAAGTAGTTTAGTTTTTCTTTTATTAAAGTTTCGCTGATTTCTTTTTCTGTTAAGCATTTTATTAGATCGTCGTGCTTATCCATTATATCTTTACAAGGCTTTGAGTTCTTAATTTTAACTCTAGATCCAACTTGGTCTATTATATCAAAAGCTTTATCTGGAAACTTTTTATTACTAATTAAACTAGAAGAAAAATCAACAACACAATCTATAATGGGTTTAGTGAAAATTACGTTGTGAAATTCTTCATACTTGCTTTTGCATTTGTAAAGTATTTGTTTTGTTTCATCTTTTGTGGGCTCTTCTACTTTAACCTCAAAGAATCTACGCTTCATCGCGCTATCCTTTTTGAATATTTTATTATATTCTTCAGTTGTTGTAGCTCCTATACATTTAATTTCTCCTCTAGCTAAATAAGGTTTCATCATGTTCGCTGCATCTATGCTACCTTCTTGGTTGCCTCCTGCTCCAAATATAGTATGTATCTCGTCAAAAAATAAAACTGTATTAGTAGACTTTTTAGCCATCTGTAATAGAGATTTAAACTTTTGCTCGAATTGACCTCTATACTGAGTGCCAGCAAGCATTGATCCTATATTGACACTAAGTATTTCCATACCAAACATATTAGATGGTATTTCTGCTTTGCATATTTTAGCAACAAGAGCTTCTACAATCGCTGTTTTTCCAACACCAGCATTACCAGTTAATATTGCATTGCTTTTATTTTTTTTAGATATTGTTTCTATAAGCAGCGATACCTCATCGTCCCTGCCATAGACATCTGGAAGTCCGCCCTCCATATAAACACTGTTTAAATGAGTTACAAAATCTGGAGTTTCTTCTTCTTGTTCGTTATAAGTTTCCAAAACTTGAACTTCATCAACTAAATCTTCCATTCCAAAATCTGAATTGTCCTCTTCAGACAGATCAAAATCACCATTAACAAAATTAGCTAGTTTTTCTACAAAAGATTCGTACTCTAAAATATTATCACTAATACATTCAGATACATGTACAGATGTATTTAATAAAGCTAAGATTATATGCTCTACACCTATATAGTGTTGATCTAACTTATGAGATATTTTGTTAGCTTCTCCAATTGTATAAACTACTTCTTTATTCCAAGGGTCAGAGTTTTTATTTACAAAAAAATGCTTGCTATCTTTTTCAGCAGATTCTTTTATAATATCTAAAGCTTCATGATGATTTATCAAAAAGCCATTAATCATTAAAAAATTGGTGATTTCTGTAGATGCATTTTTTAAACAGCCATATAAAACGTGCAAGTTAGTTATGTTTTTATGCCCAAGTTCTTTTGAAACTGAATAAGCATCTGTATATGCTTTTTTTGCTCTAGGGGTAAGGTTAAAGTCTTTAAATATCACGTTGTTGTTTACACTCATTTTAGTTCTGAAAGTTTCATATAAATTTTTTCTCTTAATGGACGAAGGGTGTTGATGAATATCAAATCGTCAGCGGTATCACCAACAACTATAACAACGTCACCTTTCTTCGGCAACTTATTACCACAATTTAGGTAGTCTGTCAACCTTTCTTGTCTGTCTGAATCCATAAATAATCCAGAAACAGTTCCAAGTTCATCATTTATATCAAGCCTAGCATACTTGTTGCCATTTCTACTTGTTCTCCTACTTATGTCTGCAATAATACCCACAAATTTAACCGTTCTTCTTGCTTGAGAAAGCCTAATCTCCTCAGATGTCTGAAAAGACTCTTCATCCCCACTGCTAAATATCTCTCTTATGTTATAAGAATAACTATATCCAAGTAGTTTGGTCTCAAAAAACCAATTAGCAAACTTTAAGTGGCTTGTGTTTTGTTCATAAATGCTTTTATATGGATCATACTTTTTCTTAAAGGTATTAAATCTTTTGTCTGAAAAAAGAACTCTACCATCATCAGCAGGTGTGGTTTCAGATCTACAATCATGAATTGTATTTAGGATATCATAATTGAATTTAGGTCCTAGTTCTATTACATTTCTTTTTTCTCTGTCAGTTAATATATTGAATGTTTGAGCCTCAAGAACTAATCTACATCTGTCTTTATCAACAAAAGAATCAAGAAGACCAGCTTGGGCAAACGCAGACATAGTCCCTATATTAACACCGCAATCTTTTGCCGTAATAAATACGTCATACTTGTTTTTAAAAGACCCTTCTCTGAACTCAACCAGCGACTCCATAACTTTATCTGAAACACCTTTAATTGAATTTAATCCATATCTGATGTTTTTGCCTTCAATTTTGAAATCAAAACCTGACAGATTTAAATCTGGAGGAAGTAGCTTTATGTCAAAAAAAGAAAGCTCTTGAGAAATACTTGTAATCTCATCATGAGAATTTGGTTCGAATCTCGCCATTTTCAACAAACTTAAGAAGAATTCTTGTGGGTGATTGAACTTAAGATAAACTGTAAGGGCAGCTAAATATGCATACGATATACTATGAGACTTATTAAACGAATAGTTAGCTGAGTCTTCAGCAACCTTCCATAACACTTCTCCTATTACTGGATCTAAATTGTTACTTTTTATTTTTTCTTCAATTTTAGCTTTCCATGCTGGCATGTCCTCAACCTTTTTCTTTCCTACTATTCTTCTAAGTTGCTCTGACTCATCAAGACTAAAGCCAACTTTAACAGCCATCTTCATTAACTGCTCTTGGTAAAGAGGAATGCCTCCTGTATAACTAAGTATATCATCAAAAAATTCATGCACACAATTGAACTCTCCAGTTCTTACATATTCAGCATAACTATCTTTAAAATCTAAAGCCCCTGGACGAGCTATAGCGACAACAGCAGACAATTGCTCAAGGTTTCTGGGCGCGACTTGCTTACAAACCTTGAAATTTACTTCCGCTTCGATCTGAAACAATCCTTTAGGTTGTTGGAGGCAAGCTAACGCTGCATAGATGCTTTCGTCGCTAGGGTCGATGTCACAGGCTTTGATGCCAATTTGGTTACATACGTCATGAACCACTGAAAGCGTCCTCAGTCCAAGTATATCGAACTTGACACTAAGGCTTGCTACGTCATCCATATCATAACCAGACACTAAAGCTCCTTCATTTGTTTTTTGAAGAGGCATTATGTCTGTCTGATTATAATAGCTAATCGATATTCCAGAAGGATGGACTCCAGTATTCTTTATTAAACCTTCTAGTTTTTTTGATATTTTAAATGACTTCTTGTACTTGTCAGCATAAACTCTAAAACTTTCACTTTCTTCGTAAGCTTGCGAAAGCTTTGCTACCTTCCCAAAGTGTTTTGGTATAGTGTCACTAATTTGATTAACATCTATCTCAGATAAACCATCAACGATTTTGCCACATTCTTTAACACAAAGCTTAGAACTTAAAGTGTTTAAGGTTAAAATCTTAGATGTTTTTCCTTTGTATTTTTTTTCAATATATTCAATAACTTCAACTCTTCTATCATAGGATATATCGTTGTCCACATCAGCCAAAAGAGAACCGTCTAAATAAGTTACTCCGTTATGCTCTATTTTTTTAGCCCTACTCTTAGAAACAAAACGCTCAAAGAAAAGCTCGTATTTAATAGGGTCAATATTGGTGACCCCAAGCAGGTAAAGAACCAAGCTTCCAGCAGCACTGCCTCTGCCAGCACCAGTTGGGATATCTTTAGATTTACAAAAGTCAAGTATGTCCCAATTCAAAAGTATATAATCGACAAAACCAAGCTCCTCTAAAATTTCCAGTTCAGTTTCTGTTCTTTCGTAATACTCAGATCTGTTTTCTTTTTTAGTTATGCCTCTTTCTCTCAAACCCTTTCTGCAAAGCTGTTTTAGAATATCAAAACTAGAAGCGTTAGAGTCTAGATCTAAATCTTTTAAAGTTTTATCAGGAACTTCGATTTCTGGGAGCTTAACTCCTACTGGGAATGGCGTTTGATAGTTCATATTTCAATTTCTAAAATTTGTCTTCTGAATATTTGGAAGTTCATTTCGATGTCATAAAGAGCATCATGTAAACGTTTCTGGTCAAAAGTAATATCATATTTTTTAAGCAGAGTCAACTGAGAAGTTTTTAAACCTCTCTCCCTAAAGTTTAGCCATTTATATTGCCAGTAAATAAAATTATCTTTATCCACTGGGGCGTTTTTAGCTATGGCAGTAGCTATAGCTTTAGTGTCAATGATTCTCTTGATGTAAGATTGATCTAGTTTTTCCCCAATAAGATTTCTCCATACATCAACCATATAAACATCAAAAGCAAGAAGGTTTTGCCCTACGATCAAATAGTCATCGTCATAAAGGTATTTTGAGAACTCGCTCCAAACTTTATCTGCTGGTTCCGAATTGTTCTTGTAATACTCTTTATCAAAACCAGTTATTCTTGCAGCGTCTGGAGAAACGTTTAAGTCGTCCCAATGTATAAGTTTATCGTATTTTTTAATAACTCTGTCTCCCTCGACAACAATCCAAGCTGCTTGCCAAGGCTTAGACTTGATTAGATTCAAGCCTTCAGTTTCTGTATCAAATATGATATATTTTTGGTTTCTTTTAAACCTAAGAAGTGATTCATTCATAATTAAACTTGTTCTTTGTAAGACTCCCAGCAAAACTCATCACTACCAAAATGACTTAAGTTTGGATTAGATAATGTTGCTTGCCTACCAAAAGATCTATTACATAAAACTTTATAAGTTTGCAATGCTTCTACATCCTCTTTGTTTTTGTATTTGATTGTTTTGACTAAGCTTATAGGATATTTGCCGTCGACAAAAGATTTAACCTTGTCTTCTAGAAGAGAATCAAAAGGGAGGTTATTTCTTTCTATCCAAAACCTAGGGTTTAAACCTTCTAAATAAGGTATGCAGTTTTTTAGAAAGAAGTTATTTTCATGTATGAAACTACCATAAAAAGGAACAACAAAAGAAAGGTGTTTGTTATTCCAGAACCTTATTAGGTTATCATAATTAATTTTGCCATCACACTCAGTGAAAGCAAAAGAATAAATCTTGTTTAAAAGCTTACAACCTTCGTCGTCTAAAGCAAAAATTACAGCCTTATGGGAGTCATCTTTATTTTCGCTTTCAGAGTTATTGCAAAGATTAATCTTTAATCCATAAGTCAATCTAATGTCGTTTTCTTTGCAGACATGAAAAGCTTTCATGAAGCTTGTTAGGTTGTCTTCAACAAGAACTAGATCTTTTAAACCTTCATCTTTACAGATTGAAATTATTGAGTCTGGACCCTCATCCGATTCAGAGTTGTTTAAAGTTAGTATACTTTTACCTGTAGAGTAGCAAGAAGTAAATATCGGCTTGATCATGTTATGATATTAGCATAAATCATAAGTTTGTCAAGATGAATGTGCAGGACAACCAGGATAATACTTCATTTCATACGAACCTCCTTCTGGAACCATTTCTTCTGAAAACTCATCGTCAAAACAAGATTTTGCAAAGTTGCCATTTGAATCTTTAATTTCATAATAAAAGAAATCAAACTTCATTCCACAATACCACATCGGAGTGCCATCTTTTTTAAGTTGTCCCTTTTCTTTAGCGAAACCACAAAGAAGTTTGCAACTAAAAGAACCATCGCTAGGGAAACCTTTGTAAGCCGCCATGTTCTTTGTAGCAGATTCTTCATTAAAATTATCTAGATACTCTTGAATCTCAGTAAGATGATGTTCGAAACCGTTCAGGTCGTGTTCGTCAAGAGGCTCCATTCTTACAATGCCGCTTTTTTTGACATCTGGTATTAAGTCAAACTTAAGAAACAAAAACTCACTTTGTTTTGTTTTGTATTCTGGAAATAAATGTTTAACAGCAAGACTATACATTAGATCCTGCATGTTGTCTTCTGCATCCTTACCTTTGAATGTTTCCTTGCTTGTTTTAAAGTCTCTAATTAAAGCGAATTTTTTATCTTTATAAAGAAAAAGTTTATCAATAAAACCTCTGATTTTATATTTTACTGTGCCGTCATTAACTACGATGTGGAAGTCTTTTTCTGAATGCTCTTCAGTAGGATCTACTTCTGTATCTCCAAAAAAATCATACATCAAACCATTAAGGGTCATCTCTTTCATCATCTGAACGTTATCTTTATCATCAACGCCCTCCCTTATTGCATGTTTCATTATTAGTCTTTTTATAGACGGAACACTAAATACATCAAGGGTACGGATAATTTCGTCAAAGTAATGTCTTCTTCTTTTTTCTCCCAAAACTTCAAAAATTAAGTGACAAATAGAACCTCTTCTAGCTCCATCATTACTCCTGTCTGGAAGCTTTAGTTTATACTTAGACCAGTAAAGCCAAGAACAACTTTCTGCTGTTTTGATTCTGCTTGCCGACAATGTTGTTATTGGTTCACTCATTTAATTTAGTAGCTTTCTTTAAGTCTGACTTAGAGAAATTGTTTTTATTGTTTTTAACGAAATTCGAAATAAATAGTCTTTGTTTGATTTTGTCTGTTTCTTTTTCTTCCCAAGAAGAGAAGTTAGCAGAAGACTCATTTGCGTCGCCAAAGTCGTTAAAACCCTTTGGCGGAAGTTTAATGGTTAAGTTTTCTAGGTCGAAGTAACGAGAAAGCTTTAGGTAGTTTTTAACACACCCAATTAAACCTCTATTCTCTTTAGAATCGAAATCATTGTTTCCAGCAATTATAACTTCATCTAAAACCTTGCTTGACAAATAAGATATAAGAGATGGGCTTATTGATAAACCGAAAACAACTAAAACGTTTTTTATTCCGTTTTGATATAAAGACATTGCATCTCCTATACTTTCAGTAAGATATACCGAACGCTTTTCATTTATAATGGAATCTACAGTTTCTTCATTTGGTATATAAGCTGGGTATATCCAATTATTTTTTTTACCAAGGTGCTTCCACTTTGCAAAGTTATTTTCGTCCACCCTTCTTCCAGAAAAACCTACTATCTGAGAATGTTCGTTGTAAATAGGGAAAACCATTCTCCTGTACATTTGTCCCGAACCAGCGAGACCAACTCTAAATGCTTTTTGAGTTTCTTCTGATATTTTTTTGGGCAAATAAAAATTATAATTAGGAAATAACTTTTGTAAAATTGATTCGTCGTATACTTTTTCCATTTCTATGAGTGCTTTCTGTTTGTATTCTGTGAAATCTGATACGTTTGATTCTATCGATCTCAATACAGAATTTAATTTCTTTTTATCGTCTTTTAGAGTAAGTTTAACTAAAGCCTCAAAAGGTTTAGATTTATTTCCATGAATAAAATCTATCCAAACTCCAGTATTTTTATATATTCTTAGCGCAGTCTGATTGTCCCCAGACCTATATAGAGCACTAGTCCTCCAATGGTTTCCGCAATCAACAAGATTGTAACCAAGCTCCTCTAATATTTGCTTCATTTTATTACAGTTGGTCAAAATCTGGTAGTTCGCCTGGCTCTGACCCATCGATATCAGCGCCGCCATTAGCGGATCTAACTATATCCCTAAGATCACCACGTTCTGAAATATTAAAATTAGCGAAGTTTAAGTTTATAAAGTTTTTCCTTAAGGAATCTCCAACTTGAATAGGCTCTAAAGCTCCAGCTATGTCCTTGCCCAAGTGTCTCGATTTAATTCCAACAAGCTTGTGAGTTCCAAAATGAGAACCCTCTATCTCAATTTCATCAGCTGTTTTACTACGAAGTATAAACATGTGAGAGCAAAACTGAATGATTCTGTCAGAAAGGGATACAGTACTTTCATCATCCACTACATTCTGAGCATTCCTGTTGTTTGTAATACCCAGCCTATTGGATTGAACAGAAGTTATCATAGGAATGATGGGTTCTCCTTCATGAAGGATTTCTTTTTGCACACACTTTTTGAATTTATCCACCATCTCTCCAACGATCTGCCACTCGTTTTTGTTTGCCGATGATTCACTAGTAGTCTTGATGTAGTCAAAAGAAAATATCATCTTATTACCTCTTCCCACTTTTGAGAAGTAAAAACGCTTTAATGTATTAACCATTGAATCTACATCTAAGCCTCCTACGTTATAGTAATAAAATTTAAGATTTTTAACCTTTGGCCAAACACTTCTTACTTTTGCTACCACCTCTTCTCCAGCTTGCCTCCACTTACCACTTTCCAATAAATGCATAGGAACACCAGATAAAGAAGCGCACTGACGCATTATTAACTCTTCTTTGCTCATCTCTCCATTATCAAAATGAAGCACTGGAACATCATACTTTAAACTTACTTTGGTAGCATAATCCATGCAGAACTGAGTTTTTCCAACCCCAGATCTAGCGACAATAACAGTAATATTTCCTGGCCTTAAAAGAGATCCATAAATTTTATTTACTGTTGGGTGCGGACCCATCATTCCAAATTCGACAACGGGATTATTGCCCCGCTCTTCAACAAGATCCTCCATCTCATCATAAATATTTTCTGGGAGATTATCTCCAGCCTCGTAAAGATTTATTTTAGAATTATAAACATGATCTGCTTTTTCAACAATCTCATTATAAGGTATCTCTGGAGACATCTTCTTCATCTCCATTGCAACCTCTTGAGCCGCTTTATATATACCTCTTCTTACTGATGTCTTTTTAAGTTCTTTAGCTGTTTTTAAAACGTTTCCTTCAGGCACTCTCCTTAAGGCTAAAGATTTAATATAATCAGACGGATTAAGATTATCTTCAAAAGACAAACCTATACTAGATATCCTGCCAGCCACGATTATCTCATCGACCTGATCACCAGACTGATGAGCTTGTTTGATAACAGTAAAGATGGTCTTGTGGAGATTAGATTCCTCTGAATAAAAATCACTGCTATCAATAAAATCAGATATGTCTGAGAAAGAGTCTGAATCTTTGATTAAGCCAGCCAAAAGCTGCTTCTCTAGTTCTAAATTATAAATCACTAATTGTTATTGTTGATGGTTTCTATTGAAGAAGACATGTCAGAAAGAAAATTTTCTAAAGCTTTTCTTAATCCTAGCTCTATAATAGTTGAATCGTGCCTTGAATATATTGTAGGGCTTCCATTTTCAGTACACAAAGCCAATATCATACCTTTGTTTTTATCTGCCCCGCCGCTAAACTCATAAATTTTATCTATAAAATTTTCTGGTATGGAGAATTCTATTTCTTCTGTTTCTTTGCTCATAAATTAATATCCTGGTCTTTGAAAAGCGATGCGTTTATTTTGTCCGTAGTATAAACTTCTAGAAGCTTTATATCATTAATCTCGCAAAAGTCAAACTTCTTTTGATCCCTTTTTAGTTGATCTAAATATTTAAGCCTGTTTTTGTGAAAGTGTTTAACATACCTAATATGTTGATCACCTTGGACTTCAACTGCGATGCCTTTATTGGCGTTGTAAAAATCTAAGGATAGTCTTGTTCCGACTATTCTGAATTCTTCAAAAACTACATCATGCTTCCAGTAAGGCTTTAAAAAATCTTTAACTTTATTTTGGAATTTGCTTCTGCTAAGTGCATTCCAATCAATTAGATATTTTTTTGCTCCTTTTAAATTTCTTGCTTTTCCATATGGATCCAAGAATTTCATGTCAGTTCTGCTATCGCATTTTTAAAATATTTAATCAAGAAGTCAGAAAGTTTGTCGTCGTCTTCAATCAATTTAAACAGATTGTTCTCTCCTTGTATTTTTTCTGGAAACTCAAGTTCGTTTTCAACGAGCAGTTCTTTAAAGTCTTCTGTAGCGGATATCCAAGCTCCCCCTTTTTTAAGGAACTCCCAAGCATACATCAAATCAATAATCTCTTTTTCAATCCATATAGAGTTTCCTCCTTTACGGCCATACCTCAAGGGGTAGGTTATTCTAGAGTTTGTTTTTTCGTTGGGCGACTTTTTAACTGTGACAACAGCAAAGTGGCCAATAATTGGATTTTTTTTCATGTCCATTTTTTTAATAGAAGAGTTTTGAAGTATAACATCCTTATTAAATCTTGGTTCAAATTCGATAATCCAATTAGCAAAGTGAAGTAGTGCGTTGCCTCCTGTAGCGCTGGTTTGTCTAATGGGGGCCTTTGTATAAGGATCTAATTTGATATCTGCTCGGACTTGAGAAATAAATATTGCCATGTGACCTCGCTTCGCCAAAGCAATAGACATTTTCTTCATAAAAGTGCCTGCAATTACGGCCCCACCAGCAATCTTAGAAGAGTCCTCAAACCCCTTATCCATATCATTCTTCGGTATCAGTCCATCTACAGAGTCAAGAACAAAACAATACTTTGTGTCGTTTTCATTGTCCGCAACAAGTTGCCTCATTAAATCTACAGCTGTTTCATAAATATTAGATTCAAATACAAAACAAGTTCCATCCACCCAGTCTTTTGCGCTGAAAACAAATTCAAGACCAGATCTTTCTCTCATCTCTTTAGACAGTCTTCCTTCTGCTTTTATGTAAACACCTTTCGATCTAGGTATTGTAGATAGAAAGTTTTTTATAACCTCTAAAGCCTCTGATGTCTTGCCTCCTTCATTCATACCACAAAATCTATGGAGTCCAGGCCCAAAGCCGCCTCCAAGCTGAAGGTCGAATTGTAGAGATCCGCTAGATACTTTATAATCTATCTCTTCTTCGAAGTTATAGTGATCATCCTTGTTTGCCTTAAGGAATCTGTCTAATAAATTGATTGAGTCTTGTTTTTGTTCTTCTTTATTCATCTAAAAATTTCTTTGTTGTTTTTTTTGTTCTCGTTATTATTTGATCTTCTCCGACCTTTTCTCCAATATTATACTCTGGATATTTATTGTTGTCAAACTTATAATTAAATGCTCTGAATTTCTCATCTAGTTTACCCCTAAGCTTAGGGCTTGTCAAGTAAGCTAAGGAATCAAATTTCTTACCGAAATTAACTATATTCATAAACTCAAGAGAATACCTTTCGCACAAAGAATTTAACATCTTCATTTCCCTTGCGAAGAAAAATCTTTTTTGTTTTTCTGGCACTTCTACTAAACGATAAAGAACGGATCTTTTGTTTATGTTTTTTTCTTTGCTTTCAATTTTAACCTTATCTTTAGCAAATAAATGCCCACACAAACAAGATACAGACCTTACGCCTGTAAACTCCTTGCATGAAGGGCATTGCTTTTTACCTCTTGGCATAAGTTGACCTTATCCGATATTTATATCAGTGTCAACCATCTTTTTAACAAGCCCTTGGAAATTTGTTTTTCTGATCCAGCCAAGCTCTTTTTCTGCTCTGGAAGGGTCCCCTAATAAAAGCTCTACTTCGGCAGGTCTGTAATATCTAGGATTAATCTCAACAAGTAATTGATCACCGTGGATATATTTCTCGTCTAGACCTTCACCGACCCATTTGCATTTTTCAGCACCGTAACCAGCATAAGAAAAAGCAGTTTCCACAAAATCTCTGATTGTATGGGTCTCCCCAGAAGCTAGAACATATTCCTTTGGCTCTTTTTGATTAAGCATCTTCCAGATACCATCTACAAAATCCTCCGCATCAGACCAGTCTCTTTTTGCTTCAAGGTTTCCAAGCTCAATAGGTTTGAAACTATCTCCGATGCTGTTTTTCAAAAATATCTCAGCCACACCTTTAGTGACTTTTCGGGTAAGAAACTCTTCACCTCTCCTTGTTCCTTCGTGATTAAATAACCAACCTTGTATTGCATAAAGATTGTAAGAGTCCCTCCAAACTTTAACCAAGTGTCTTGCGGAGGCTTTGGATGCTCCATACGGGCTTCTGGGGCGCAATGGATGCGTCTCGTCCTGAGGGGCGGTAACTACGTCGCCGAATTCTTCAGACGAGCCAGCATTGTAGTATCGGCAATCTGGGCAGTATTTGCGGATAGCCTCAAGCTGGTACAATACAGACATGCAATTTGTATTCATGTGGTTCTCTGGCATATCCCAACTAACACCAACAAATGAATTTGCTGCAAAATTAATAAAGTAATCTGGCTTCTCTTCTTCGATAACACGATTGACATTTGATTGGTCAGTTATGTCAAGGTCGATGAGTCTAAATCTTGAGTTGTCAGACAAGTGTTTTATGTTTTCGTGATTTTTAACACTAAGTCGGCGCACTCCTGCGATGATATCGATGTCTGTATTCTCCAACAAGTAGTCAGCCATAAAGCTTCCGTCTTGTCCTGTTACACCTGTGATAATTACTTTTTTCATTTAAACGTAGTCTGTACAAACGCCAAAGCATTTGTATTTTTTTTCCTTCCAGTTAATATCATTATCTACAACAACACATCTTTTTTCAACTCTTTTACCAGGAAAAGTCCAAATAATTTTTTTTGATGTTAATGTGTAGTCGTCGTTTTCGTGCCAAAAGTAATTGCAGCTTGGAGGACAGTTAATCAAAGCGTCTAGATTCTTACAATGAATCCATAAACCTTTATTGTATAGAAAAGAAAAATCTATTTTGTATTGAGGGCAATCATGACCAAGAAAAAAGCAGGAATCTTTATGCCATAAATCTATCTCGCAATCAAAACCAAGTTCTAGGCACTTCAATATTTGATCTGGATTGTTTTCCGTTTCTTTATTTGGCCCTGAAATGTTGCCTCTATGTGATATTATTTTCATTAAAAAATATTTCTAATTCTTTTAAATATTTGTTTTTTGTTTTTTCTATTTTTATTTTAGATTCTTTTAGATCTACAGTATTATTAGAAAGATCTATATCGCACTGTTCAATCATGCCTAACGCTCTCTTGTCCATATGACCGTAGTAGTTGAGGCTTGTCCCTTCTGTCAAGCAACATATGGCTGTATGTGCTCTTGTAGTAGAAACTATAGATGCATTCTTGTAAAGACTCCATAACTGTTGGCTCGTTGTAATTTGTAAAACTTTTGGATGATCAGGCAAAAGTAGTAAATTTGAATTATTAGAAACAACATATACATCTTCACTTAAAAAAGAAAGTTTCTGGGCTTCTTCCATTGCATTCCCACATGAGAATTCTTTTGGTTTGTCTAAGCAAAGTTTACCTTGAGAATCTATATTAGAAACAGCGTATTTTTTATCTTCTTCTGTGCATTTATAAAAATCAGAACAAAAATAACCTCCATCAAGACCGTTTAATGATTTTTTAGAATCAGAAATGAAATCATAAAGGTATTTGTCTCTAGTTATTATGGCTTCGCAATTTTTGAAAACCTCTTCCGCTATGCTTTTTTCTTTGTCGTCATAAGTTGTGCATCCCAAACCCAATCCAAGTATAGGTTTCTTAATGTCAAACATTGGTTTGAAAAACCCATCAAACATAACTTCGCTTAAGCAACAACCTCCCAATAAGATAATGAGATCCGCTTTTTGATCAATCCATTTTAAAGTTCCACTTGTGAAGGGTTTTGTTTTTTCAGATCTATGCGACTGGCATGACTGAAAATACTCTATAATATATATATTATGTTTTTTAAAAAACTTATTCACTAGATGTATCCCTCCATCTGCAAAGATACCATTACCTAAATTAAACTCTCTTGGAGGTGTTATAACTGCTATGTTCATTTTCTTATTGCTATTGAGTCTATTTTTAAAGAGCGAGCTTGATTAATATCAAATCTTTTCATGAAAGATGCAGCTTTGAAAGCTTCACATCTTGGTTTCCAAATATTTTCATAAACATTCTTGTCAAAAAAATCATCATAAACATTAGACGACCATTCTAAATATTTAGTACCATACATTAAAACCATATCTGGAAACCTAGGATGTATATCAGAAAGGTAAAAGTAATCTTTGTTTATATTTGATATATCTTGCTCATGTTTTAAATAGGTGTCATACCTATCCAATATAACAATATCATAATCTTCTTTATACTTTTCGAAAAGTCTAGAAACTTTTTGTATTGAAAAAAGCTGAGACTGTATATTGTTTGAATGTTTTTTGTCCCAAAATTTATCGTCTGGAAATTTATCTAAAATAAACCTGTTTATATTTTTATCTGTTTTAAATTGAACAGAGGAATCGTAAGATATTTCTATGGGTTTATATATTTCATTTATTATATTTAGAGCGTTTTTGTTAACTGGACATTTTTCCATATTAGTCCAATCAGAAAAAGAATATTCATCTTCGTGTTCTGACCACCATGTATGACCAAAAACATCTAAATCAAAAATAGATTTTAGATAATTAAAAGAATCCACAACCATAGGGTCATCAAGAAACCTTGGTTGGCCAAATAATAATAAAGCAGCTTTCACTTTATTTATGATTTTTTAAAAAGATATCTAGATCTTCTGGAGTACCTAGACCCCACATTTTATTTATATCAAAAGTTTTAATTTTCTTTCCATCTTCTATAGCTTCGTTAAAAACAGGGCATACGTAAAATTCATTATTAAATCTTCTGTTTCTTGAAATCATTTGCTCGGCATACTTAACGTAGTCAGATCCTTTCTTCCAATAATAGATGCCAACTGTGGCTATGTCTGATATCGGGTTTTTTTCTGCAACCTCTGTAACAAAACCGTTTTCATCAATTTTAGCAAAAGACCACTTAGGATGCGTCGACCTGAAGGTAAGTATACCAGCATCAAGATCTTGTTCTTGCATTTTATACATAAACTCACTTGTATCCCACTCAGCAAATTGATCTGAGTTTGCTATGATTAAAGGGTTGTCATTGTTTATAATATCTTTAGCCAGCAGAGTAGTACAAGCAGCACCTTCTGTGATTCCTTCAACCTCTACGATGTTAGGTTTTTCTGCAATCATACCAAGCATTGAGTCAAGGTTGTATTTTTCTCTGTGACTTTTTTGAACTATAAAAGAATGTTTGCTTTCGAAGTTTAAGTTATCTACAACAACTTGTATCATTGCTTTACCATCTACCTCAATCAAAGGTTTTGGAAATGTATAGCCAGCTTTTTCAAAACGACTACCTGCACCAGCCATGGGAATAAGAACATTCAATTTCCTATCTTGCCACTTTGTGTTTGTATTTATATTTTTTGTTTTCAAAAGGTTTCTTTCTATTTTTTCTAAGGTCAAATCTTTAGCGTTTTTAACTCTAACTACTTTAGCGCCAGATCTTTGAGCAGCTAGTAATCCGTGTGGAGAATCTTCGACTATCAATGTTTCTTCTGGATCTTTTCCAAGTATTGACATAGCGTCCCAATACATTTGAGGATGGGGTTTTGAATTTTTTACATCTTCGTTAGAGATTATAAGGTCAAAATACTCTATTATTCCTACTTTAGAAAGCATTAGTATAACAGACCTTCTTATAGAGTTAGAACAACAAGCAATCTTAAAGCCTTTAGCTCTTAAACTCTTAAACATTAAGATTAAGTTTTGATTATGTTCTAATTCTTGTATCTTTTCAGATGTTATTCTTTGTTTGCTATTCCAAATTTGTTTGTGTAGTTTTTCTGGTAACCCTTTTTTCTCTGATAGAATATCTAACTTAGATGTTGTTTTAAGACCATCATAAATACTCAAATGTTCTTGTTCAGATATTACAAATTCTGATCCGACTTCGGCCAAGGACTCGTTCAAGGCGTCGTAATGAATTTCTTTGGCGTCAACTAAAACGCCGTCTAAATCAAATATTATTAATTTTATCATAAGTCTCTAAAAAGTTTGTAGTAGTGGTTTTGTAGTGGCGTTTTTTTAATGTTGAACAAATCTGAAGAGTGTAAACCGAAACCAAGGAAACATTCTGGATTAACAGCACAACCATTTTCCACCATAGATTCTATACGGACAAATGTTTGGCTATAAACATCCATGTCTTTGCTGTTTGAAAAGCTAAAAAGATCATTTACTGCATATTCTGTATGAACAAATTGATCGTTAATATACATGTTCTCTGGGTTGTAATCAGAGATTTTAAAATCTTTTGTAAAAAACAAGTCGGTCCTTAGCCTTACGGACCAATCAAAATTAACATTCCTTGCTTGAGAAAATAAAATCTTCAAGCTGTTAGCCATCATAATTGAATAAAACATAGAAAGTGTGTTTTCAATAGGATGCGGGAACTTTGGATCTGGAATTAAATCGCTTTTAAAAGATATAGGCTTCTCCAAAAGAAAAGAATCTGGATTAACATCTAAAATGTCAGAAACGTTTTCAGCTTTATAGAAACCTCTGTCTGTTCTTTCTCCAAAGTGGCTTTTCCCTTCTAAAGATTTATCAGACCAAGAGTGGAAAAATATATAAAAATTATATTCTGGGTTTGCGTCTATAATATGCCTTACGTGTGATTCGAAGCATTTTTTAAAGTCTCTAATTTGACCAGAATAACAAAGTGCTACGTTTTTCATTTTATTTTGTGAATTAGGTTTTCAAATTTTCTCGCTATGTTCATCCAATCAAAAGACTCTGCATAAGAAACTATACTATCTCTTTGGTTTAAAGAAATGTGTTTGTTTGTTTCTATTTTCTCGTTAATGTAAATTATGTCATTTATCTTATCATCGGGAATAACAGTTATGAAATCTTTTGTTGTGTCTAGATTTTGGACACATGCTTCTGTGACCACAAGCCCAAGTCCAGCAGACATTGCCTCTAAGCACACTAAAGGTTGAAGCTCAGAAGACGAAAGAAGTATTAAATTAGCATAATGAGTTAAATCTTCTTTTACTTTCTTAGATTCCCAAGCTCCTAGATAATTTGGATCATCTTTATTAAAATCATTATCGAAACAAGAGCCAACATATTTAACCATTGATGTTTGGCTTTGTAGTTGAGCTTGCCTCTTTCTAGGATCTATCTTGCCTAAACAAATGCTATATTCTGGATTCTCTACATATTCTTTATCCACCCTATTAAATTTAGAAAAACAAACTCCGTTTGGTAATATATTTATTTTACTAGAAGATATTCCTACTTTCAAAAGAAGATCTTGTTCGAATGTAGTTAGGCAAAAAAAGTTGCAGTCATAAAAAAACTGTCTTATTAACATTTCATGAAAAGATAAGCTGTTTATAAAACTCCCATCATGAGTGGTAACGATTTTTTTACACTTTAGGTGAGGCATCATTTCCCAATGCTTACCGTAGTGTAAATGAACTATATCTGGATTTATTTCAAGAACTTTTTGATGCGTGAGATTTGTCGATTTTTCGTTTATGAAATAAACATCATGACCAAGCTTTCTTAATGATTCATATTGATTCCAAAGCACAGTCTCTAAAGCCCCCCAACCATCTGGAGGTATTTCTATTTCACCTGGAGCTATAAAACATATTTTCATTTTGAAAGTAATTTGTTATAAATTTCTATATCTTTTTCGTAGATGTCATTAAACTCTTCAAATTTAATACCCAATGTTTTATTGGATACAGCTTTATTTTGATGAGAAGATTCAACTTTTACATCCAAATAGTCAGATAAATTATCAAAAAGATTATCATCACATAAAAAATCTTTATCAGTTACTTTTTTTTCTTCATCAAAAATAAATTCGTTTTGAGGACATCCATGTATAAAGCTGCAGCTTTGAATGTAATATTTATTTCTTATTGAATTAAGGTAAGAGTAATAAAAGAATATGTGTTCTGGGTTTCCTAAATGCCTAGCTGCATAAGCAAGAGAAGAATAAAACCTTTCTTCTGGGTTTCTGATTGTAGAAAAAACTTTATAACCGTTATCTATAGCTGACTGTATAACCTCGAACTTATGATGATGCATTGGCAGCATATGAGTTTTATCTATAGTCCCGTCTTCAGTTGGCATATGGGTATCTATAAGATCTGGGTCTAATTTCTTGAAGGAGTTGTATATAGAAGATCCCCAATTTTTAGGAATATGTATATATAAGAATTTTAACTTATGACTAACTAGCATTATATATTTCGTTGTATTTTACTAAAGCTTCTTTAGTATAAAGCATTTGGAATCCCCTGTCAAGAATAATAGAAGCAAAATATTGCTGTTTTTTTATTAACGCCTCTATGTCTTCTCTTTTCTCAAACTCCTTAAAGTCATCAAGAAAAGACTCTTCTGGAAATGTAGGTAAAATTCCAAGACTATTCAAAAAAGAATGGTACCAAATATAATCATCTTCATTTTCTTTTGGCTTTACCTGTATTAGTAAAGAGTTAGAAGCAAGTTGCCACATCATCCTGTCTCCAGAAACGGTGTTCCCGTTTATATAAGCTATATATTTATATTTTAGTTGATCTTCTGAAGTTGTATGTTCTGAATATATTTCATTTTTGTTTATATTGTGGCTTCTTAACATATCATCAGAGTAATGAGCAAAAAATGTTATTTTAGAATCTATATAGTTACAATCTTTATTATTAATGCAAAAAGTTAATCTTTGATTCAAAAGGTTTTCCCTTTGTTTGCTTGTGTCTGACCCTCTAAATATTATGCCATCTTTTTTTTCTGAAAAAGGAATGTCATCATTTAGGTAAGTTCTTATTTTGTAACCAAAGGTCAAGACCCCGCATACTAATGGGTCTGGCATTCCAATATGATTACTTGACTTATGTCTACCGAATGTAGAGAACTTTGTATATTTATCTGTGATTGGTAGGCCGTCATTCAAGCAGGCTACAAACCTGCAGTTTAATTTGATTTTATAAGTGTCGATAACTGATTGGATCAAGCCATAAAAACTTTGAAGTTTCCATTCATTGCCTTTGTCTCCCAAAGCATCTATAACCCTAATAGATGAAACGTCTCCGTTTTCATTTGTATATGGATCTTCGGTATTAATTTCAAAAACTAATTCAAGAGGGTTGGCTTTCTCATGTTTTTCTAGAAAACTTTTGTTGAATTCTATCGTGTTATTTTTGAATTCGCTTTCTATGCAGTAATCTACTGCATCTTCACTTGTGTATAAAGTAGACATCTTCCCTGTTGTTTTCATATTTTTTAAATTCACTGCATACTGGATAACCAGATAAAAATTCTTTCTCAGAAAAGATAGATCTCAGTAAATATTGCAATATCCACATATCCGCATTGAATTCTGGGTTGCCCATTCTTATTCTGACATCACAAAAACTTTCATAAAACAAAAGCATATCTTCACAGCTTCCTCCAACGACCCCCATGTTTATAAGGTCCCAAGAATTATTGTTTAGTATGAATTTTATATTGTCTTCCCAATTAAATTCTTGATGCACTTTCAAATATGGAAACTCACTAAGAGGTATACTATCTTTACATGTAAAGTAAGAATATTTTTTAAGACCTTTAACAAGTGGTTCTGGGTTTTTCACCACAACAACATCAGAAGCGTCAGTGTGAAATACTGTGTCAAATTTGTTTTTTTCGAGATAGTCTCTGAAACAAAAAAACCTATAGTCGTTATTTGAATACTCAAAGTATCCTACCTTCTGAAATTTTATTTTATCTGTCTCGTATTTTGATACAAAATCATCAGATAATCCATCATAAAAAAGAACAGCATTTAGATTTTCATCTAAAATAGAATTATACCATTTTTCAATATATGGAAAATAATCCTTTTGTATATGGTTGTTTTCCATCCTGCCGACAACATGCTTGTCATCGACACTGTTTGGATGTATTTTTTTTGTGAAATATGAACTAAGTATTACACTCGACATGAGGTATTATACCTCAAATGCTTTCGTCTTCAACTATATAATCTACATATTTTAGATCTGAATTGATTTCAAGTATTTCGTCACGATTGACAACGGAAGACTCATCCCAACCCCACTCACTCAAAACTTCCTCTTCGTCCCACTCAAGAGCTTCTGAAGAAACAGATTTATTTACAGGCTTCTTACTCCACATCTTGCAAGACCAGTAACGAGGAGTTGTTTTGTCTTTAGCTGTATCACACTTATGTCTAGCTCTGAAGCTACGGCGACGATCAGGGTCATCTCTTTTGATTTCCATATTTGGGTCACCAAACTTAACTACGATAACGTTGCCCGTTTTTGGGCTTTTTACGTAAACTCCAAATTTTTTGCTTTCACCTTTTAGCCGAAACGGCTTATTAAGTGTCTTTTTTTCAGCTTCTGAATAGAAGAGCTCTTCGCATTCAGCATCTTGATCCCATTTTTCCAAACCAGCCTTAACCAAATCTAGGTTTGCTAAGTTTAAATCTAAATCGGAGAAAGAAAAGAACGAGCAGATATTTTCTCCTTCTTCTCGGTAACGATTAGATATAATGTCTTTTTCAGATTCAATATATTGTTCGTCAACATTTTCTCCTCTGTTGCACTTTAAAAACATATTTACCCTGGCCATAGCCCATTGGCTTTTGGTTTTGCCAACCCTATGAGTAGAATTATAAGAATGAGAACCTCTTAAATAAACTCTTTTTAACTGATCTTCAGATACTTTATTTTCATAACGGTCGTTATGTTTTTGAGTTTTTTCAGATATAACGGAAGAGATTATTTCAGAAACATCGAATGAACTAAGGTAATTAACCTTGTAATCTTTGTTTAATTCTTTTATTTGCTTAGAAAAATCGTATTCCATTATGTTAATTGATTACACTAAAATTTTAAAATAATGAAACATTAACCTTCGCAAGATGTACATTCCATGATAGATTGAGCTAAAGCTTGACTTGGGTTTGTGCTCCTTTGGTAGTAGAAACCCTTAAGGCCCATTTCCCAACCCAAAATCATAAGATCACTGACTTCTTTTGGGGATGCTTTAGGGTGAACCATTAGATTGAGAGATTGCCCTTGATCAATATACTTTTGGCGCTGAGACGCTTGTATTACAATTTCTTTCTGGGACACTTCTGAAAATGTTTTAAATACATCTTTTTCGTGTTCGTCTAAAAAGCTCAAGTGTTGAACCGAACCATCCTTAACCAAGATAGATTTCCATACAGCTTCCGTGTTTTCCCCTTTGGATTCAAGGAGTCTTTCTAGATGTGGGCTTCTAATTGTAAATTTTCCTTTTGCTGAGTTCTTTGTATAATAATTTACAGTAGGCTCAATTCCTTGAGATACCTGGCCAAGAATAAGAGAACTCGTTGTAGTGGGAGCGACTGCCATTGTGGTAGTGTTTCTACGCCCATAACCCTTCAGTACTTCTGGTTCTCCAAATACTTTAGCTAATTCTTCAGTGGCTTTATCTGCTCTTTCTCTGATGGTTCTGAAAATTTCTGCATTTTTCATCTTAGCTTCCATGCTTTCAAAAGAAATCATGTTGTCTTGTAAATAAGAATGCCAGCCAAGAACACCCATCCCCAAAGCTCTGTGACGCTTTGCAAAGTCGTGATCAGGCTCCATATAAGGAATGTCCTCAGTCTTATTGATGTATTCTTCCATTACGGAATCAAGAAAGTAAACCATTGTTTCAATAGCATCAGTCTCGACAATCTCATCCCACCTCTCTAGATTGAGAGAAGATAAACAACAGACAAATGACTCTTCTGGTGAAGAAGGTAAAGCAATTTCGTTACAGAGATTTGAAGCATAGATCTTCATGTTTTTATCTTTATAAACTTGAGGCGCATTTTTATTTGCGGTATCTTGAAAAAACAAATATGGATAGCCAGATTCAAACTTCTTCTGCACAATCTTCGCCCAGATCTTTCTCTTTTCAATGTCTCCAGCTTTCATTCCCTCCATCCATTCGTCTGTAATAGTAACGGCAAATGATAGGTCTTGAATTGGGTGACCGTCAGACCTGATGCGAAGAAATTCTACAATGTCTGGATGGTCGACTGGAAGATAGGCAGCAAAAGAACCTCTGCGAACACTGCTCTGAGACACCACAGAAGTAACTTTATCAAATAACTCCATGAAGTGAACAGATCCAGAGGAACTTCCTCCTGTGCTGATGGACTTGCCCCTGCCTCTTAATTCACCGAAATAACCAGAAGTTCCAGCTCCATGCTTGGTTTGCATACCAACCTCAGACTGTTTTGTTAGAATGCCCTCCATTGTATCTGGAACATAAACGCCATTACATGAAACTGGCAAACCTCTATCTCTACCGTAGTTAGCCCAAACAGGGCTAGATAAAGAAAAAAAGCCGAGAGACATATAATGCTCAAACTTCTCGCATAAGTTAGAAAAACTACACTTATGTTCAGCAGGAGCGCGAGATACAAAATCTTTCTGAAAAGCCTCGCCTACGCTCAATACTCTATCGATCAAACTTTCGCCATCAAGATATCCCCTGTTTAAGATCTGCTTCGAAGTTTCGTTGTTCCAATAATATTTTTTCATGCAAATACGCTCTCTAGATCAAATGTTTGTGATTTTTTTGAATACTCCACGGGACGGGAGTGGAAGAAGTCTGTGGAATTATTCCCCATTAACTCCTCTTCGAACCACATTGTATCTTTTATCAAGGTATTGTCAACATCAAATGACTTTTTAAATGAGATTTGTTCAAGAGATTCATTGATTCTTTCTTTTATGAATTCTTTAAGTAACGGAGCGCTAAGACCTTTTTCGTTTATACCGTTCACCATCCAATCAATAATTTTAGATTCTGCAATATAAGCCTGTTCAGCCTCTTGTCTGACCCGCTCTTCAAGCTCCTCGTCGAAAAGCTCTGGGTGCTCTTCTCTTATTGTGTTTATTATTTTGATTCCTACTTGAGCATGTATATTTTCCTCGTTCCTAGTATATCTAACTTGCTGCTCTGTATCTTTAAGAACATTCTTGTTTCTCGAAAACCAATTAATCACGTAAAATTGACTCATTAATGATACGTTTTCCACAAAAAGGGTAAACAAAATCAAAGAATAAACATACTGCTTCTTGGAATCTTTGTAATATCTATGGTTATATTTACGTAAATAATTAACCCTACCTTCAATGAAATCCAATTTTAGGTTTTCTTCGAAAACTTCCTCTAAACCAAGGACCTTAAGAAGCCTTTCGTATGCATTATTATGAACGACTTCAACGTTTGCCATTACATAACCAAGGTCTGTTAACGAAGGATGAGGTAGGTTATCTCCGAGTTTGGCCCAAAACTTTTTAACAGCAACCTCAATTTGTCCGATTGCAGATAAAGTTCTAATGATGATCTCTCTTTGCTGATCGTCCATTGTAATATTAAAATCTTGAATGTCAGAAGAAAAACTAAATTCCTTATCCGTCCAAAAGCCATTATGCATAACTTCAATAAATTCTTCTGCCCATGGATAATGATTAGGTTTTCTTGATATCTGCTCGTCGAATATACTCATTTTGTTGTTTTTTTTGGTTTGTTTTTGTTTCTCTTGCTGGCGAGACTCGCTCAAAAGCTCCTAATGCCTCCCGCTGATTTAATTTACACTGTAGTTATATTTTGGTCACAGTCAACTATGAAATATAGTTATTTTTTTGACTTGAAAAAAAAGTTGAAAAAAGTTGTAGAAAAAATTGCCGACAAGTTTTATAATCAGTAGATATCGAACAGCGAAAAAGAAAGCGTCGAAGTCAACGATATAGATAACTTAATCACTGAACAACTCAATAAAGGTCTCGTTAAGCATATGCTTTACGTAATTTATTTAAAAACAAGTTTTAAATAAATAACAACAAAAAGGAGGAGTTTTAAAAAAAATACGTAATTTTCTAATTTTAAAGAAAAAGAGCAAAAGAAACTTTATCTTTTTTTGTTGACAACTTTAATAAAAAGAATACAATAGCCTGCATGAGTAAAAACTCTACAAATAGATTTAAACACAAAATCATAGGAATCTCTGGTAATGCTAGATCAGGTAAGGACACCTTGGGCCGAAACATGGTTTCTATTCTTTCGGATTCAGGTATAAAAGCAAAAACCTTTTCTTTTGCTCACGAACTTAAAAAGTCAGTTGATGGTTTTCTCATTGAACAGCTTGGCATATCAGCTTTCACCGAAGACTCTGATGAGAAAAAAATAATCAGACCTTTTCTTGTGAATTGGGGTACAGAAATAATGAGAAAGAAAGACTCAGAACATTGGATAAAATCTATAGAGAAAAAACTATCTGAGGATTGTGTTAATATAATTACAGATGTAAGGTTTGAGAATGAACTAGACTGGGTAAAAGAAAAGGATGGTCTTTCTGTTTTCCTGAGTAGAGAAGGAGTGTCCCCAGCAAACTCCTACGAAGAAGAAAACAACAAACTACTCTCTGAAAATGTTGATTTAAAGTTTTTTATTGGTAACTTTGAAGACGAAAAATTAATTATGTTGACATCTAACGAAATATTAGATAGACTAATAAATAACGATATATTTGAATTATGGAAAGCGACCTGTCACTAATAGATAAAGTTAAGAAAAACAACGATAGTAAATGCTTGACAGAGCTTATAAATAGGCATTCTGGGGTATACCAATATGTGATAGATAAGTTTGCTAAATCTCCAAGTAGTGTTTTGGATAAGAGTTTGTTTATAGACGACAAGAACTATGTCATTTATGAATCTGTTTTAGAATACGACCCCAACAGGAACAGTAAGTTTTCGACTTTTTTAGCAAACAAAGCTAAATGGAAATGTTTGACTGCCTTAAATAAACACAAAAAGTTCAAATCTGTTTCTATTGATAATCCAGAATCATCATGCAAAAACAGCAAAGAGTTAAATGAAAGCAAAAAATTGCTTAACAATTCGGGATCTCCATTAGAGTTTATATCTAATATGGAAATTTTTGACTTCTTTTATGACATGCTTAATAAAGAAAACGATAAAAGACTTGAAGAAATTATTGACATAAGGTATAATACGTATACCAATAAGCTAGCACCTTGGAGAGAGT